TTTTTGCATCTTATCCATTTCTTTTTTTGTTCTACCATCACCAAATTCTATATTGTATGGATATTCTTTTTCTCTATAATCTGGTACTTCTTTACTTTTCCACATAGACTTTAATCCTTCTTGCATATAATATACCCAATTTCTCATTTTTCTCTTCCTTTCGGTAATGGTAATGGTTTACCTGTCATTCCTGGCATACCACAAGTATGTGTTTCTTGTCCTTTACAACATTGTGGTGTAAACTCTCCTGGCCAACCTGTATCTTCTGAAGTAGGTTGTATACTTATACAACCAATTGTAGTTGCCATGAAAAATCCTAATATAAAGAATAATATAAACCTATATCCATTATTCATTTTAATCTTCCCCTTCTGCCTGATGTGGTCTGTGTGTTCCCCATATCGCATCTTCTATTTCTCCTTCATCTGGCCAATCGTCTCCTGTTCGTTTAATAACCTTAGTTGATTTACTCCATATTAAATTTTCTGATGTTGCTGATGGATGTGCAGAACCCGATGGATAAGTATATCCATCTTCATGTAATATTTCTAAATTATGTACACTAAGATCGTCATCATCAGTAGATGTTAATTCAACTTCAATATAACTACCCGTCGAATGTAATATACTATCTGGATCCCATAATGAACCTGAATATTCTTGTAAAGTTGATTTTATTGCATCTGCTTGAGTTTGATAATCACTTTTATATACAATTTCAAATAGCACAATTATTCCTCAGATTTTTCACTTGAAGGTCGAAGAGGTACGGGTGTGCCGTCATCTTCTGGTATAGATTCCATATCAGTACCTTCTAACAACAAAGCTTCAATCACATCAGCACAAACTACATCTGTATTGTCATAAAGTATCTCTGAGTCTGCGTGTTGCACCTCAAAAATATCGTTATCAGATAATATCAATTCCACATTCAATTGACCTTCAGGTGAAATAGTTGACCTGTGTGGATCCCACGCATCAACATCTTCTAACAATTCTTCTAATTCTAAAGCATGTTTTTTATATTTTTTATTATATTCTATTGTTAAATCCATTTTTTTTACTCCCTATAATAATACTCATAATCATTAATAAATAGTATGATATTATATAACATTCAATAAATTTTCTATCATAATATTTTTAAAAAAAATCTCTCATATACTTCAGCTAATTGTGTATGTCCTTTAGGTGAATAGTGGCCATCCTCATGAAAACCACCTGCATATAAAGTTTCAATTGCAATTTCCCTACCAGTTGGTGAATTCGGATTCTTCATATCTAGTTCTTGTATGTCTAACTCTTTTAAAATAGTTTGTTTACTTGGAAATCCTACAGGTTCATGATTCCACTCATTAAAAAATAGCATATTCTTCATCATAAACTTATCACTTTTCTTTCTATAATTCTTAGTTATCATTAGTGGATATAGTTGATTCTGTTGATCAAAATAAAAAACTTTAATACCTTTTGATTCTAAAAATCCTTTATATTCTAACATCGTCATTAAATATTTTGCTATATAATAATCAATATTAAAATGTTGTGTTAAAAATCCTTTTGGTAACTCATTAGCATTGAACGAAAATATTTCTGGCTCACGATTCGGATCTGAACGTTTCCAGCCTTTTTCGCCTGGCCCCCACATTAACAATTCAACTCTACTTAACTCTGGAATCTGATAACAAAACATAGTTTTAGTATAATCAATTTTATCTTTATTTTTGATTAAAAATGAAGATACTGTTCTAAATTGTGATTCTATACCATAACCCTGAACTGATAAATTATAAGTATCCATACCCAATCTTTTACCTAATTGCATTGGATAACTAATTTGTTTTATAACTTCCCTAGCCTCACCAACTGTTTTAATATCAGAAAACATTTCTTTAAGCTTAGGATGATGCCATTCTGGTTTATCATTTTTCTTTTGTGATTTATCACAAAGTATTCCACTCCCAAATGTCATGGAACACCCACTCCAAATCATTGTCGTCATATAATAATTGTCTCAATTAACTTTTTACAAACTCTATATGGATCGCAATTCGCTGATGGTCTTCTATCTTCAAGATATCCTTTACCATCTTTATCTACTTGCCAGGGAATACGAATGGAAGCACCTCTGTCTGAAACTCCCCAACTAAATGTATCTATAGCCTGAGTCTCATGAAGTCCCGTAAGTCGTCTTTCGTTTCCTTCACCATATTCTGCCATATGTTCTTTATGTACCTTCTCTAAATCCATACACGCCTTAAATATAAGTTCATCTCCACCATGTCCTCTCATATCTTTAGTAGAGAAATTAGTATGACAACCTGCACCATTCCAATCACCCTTAACTGGCTTTGGATCTAAAACAACTTCCACATCATATTCAGCACAAATCTTTTCCATTAACCAACGAGCAACCCATAAATCATCACTCATTTCTAATGAAGAACCTGCACCAATCTGATATTCCCATTGTCCTAACATTACTTCTGCGTTAGTTCCACAAATACTAATACCTGCTTCTATACAAGCATCAGTATGTTCTTTCATTATATGTTCTCCAGCATTTCTACCACAATAATAATCGCCTTGTGGTAATGGATCACTTAAATCGGGTGGCCAACCATAAGGTATTCCACCTTCATATAATGTATACTCTTGCTCAAATCCAACCCACTCTTCTGGATCGTGATCTAAACTCTGTAATGTATTATTTAAACCATGTCTTGTATTAGATTTATGTGGTGTATCATCTACATTCCATACTTCACATAATACCAATGTACCTTCTTCCAATGGATTTCGATATAATCTTACAGGTTTCAACACACAATCAGAACTTCCACCTTCTGCTTGCTGAGTTGACGAACCATCAAATCCCCATATTGGTGCTTGTGTTGCTGTTACACCACCCTCTATACCAAACTTTGATACTATTTTAGTTTTACTTCTTAACTGCGCTGTTGGTTCTACACCATCCAGCCAAATATATTCTAACTTATGACTCATTATAATAACTCCTTATATTTTAGTATCCTATTCCAAACATAAATGCTATAAAAGTCCACATCCCAAATAGAATAAGGAACTTCCCAAACATATCACCAAATTTTTGATTCATAATACTATTTCTCCTTCATTTGGAAATCTATCTTCCTTTAATTTTGAAAAAATTAGATTACCATTTACATACACTTCAAATGCTCCTCTTTCTCCAGGTTTTAATTCAGCCCAATAACCAAATGTATCACTTAATTCTTGTCGTAAACTACGAGCTCTTGGTTTGTAATTTCATTGAACACAATATTCTATTCTAATATCCATTTAAAATCCCTCCAAATTTTTCATATAACTTATTAATTTTTTCCAATACAATCCTATTGTGGTAAGAAATGCTCCACCACTTATTAGTAAACTTGGATGTGAAGTTTCACCACACAAACCAATTAAATGTTTTATAAAATGTAAAAATTCATTCATTTAAAAATCCTCTCCCCAAAATAACCAATAACCAAGTGCTACAACTATTGATAATGCAGCTATTATTTGTAACCAACCACTCATTTTAAACTCCTGTTGCCATTTGTGCTAACGGATGATTTTCACCTAACACTTCAATTGCTTCTGGTCTCAACATAGTTGGTGTCCATTGAGGATCAAATGTTAATCTCACATCACATTCTGCATCTTCTATTGTTTCTACTGCCATAACTACTTGATTTATAATCATATCCTTCAATCCACAATGTGGTGTAGTTAATGACATATCTATAGTTACTGTATTCTCATCTACACCTATAGAATATATCAATCCCAAATCATATAGATTGATTGGAATCTCTGGATCATAAACTCCTCGTAACTTTTCTATAACTTGTGCTTCTGTAATCATAAAGCATCTTCTCCAAAATATTTCTCTACATAGAATCTAAGTAATTGTTCTACATCCATTTGAACTTTTGGATTACCTATTCCTACTTTAGTTTTCTTCTGTACTTCTTCAAATGTTCTTGCACCCTCTAATACTGCTTCCTCTATATCTTGGTCGGTTGTGTTAGATTTCTTATCAATCACTCTTGTCTTTTCTTCAATCTTTCTATGTGATTGATTTGTTTCATCATAATAATTATTGATGGCCATTCTCAATGCTTTATCACCCAATACCGAACAATGATATTTCCTTGTTGGTAATCCACCAAGTCTATCATTAATATCTTTTGGTTTCATCGCCATAGCATCATCTAATTTCATACCATCATCTTCTGTTACCATTTCCGACATCATAGAAGTACTTGCAATTGCTGATGCGCACCCAAAGGTTTGCCACTTACATTCTTTAATACAATCTTGTTCTTCTGAACATCTAATCCATATCTTCATCATATCACCACAAGCTGGTGAACCTACCATTCCTACTGCATCATACTCGTAACCTTCAGCATCTTCATCTGAATAGAATAAATTTCTTGGATTAAAGAAATGGTCTTTAACTGTATCGGTGTAGAACCAACCTTCTGTTTGGCTCTTGTTAGATACATCTGATTTTTCTATTGTTACCTTTTTAGTTGGCATAAACTTTTTCTCCCTGTATCTCCAACTTATCCATATTGACATTTACTGGAGATATCTTTCTTAGTGTTTCTACTATTCCTGGTAAAACCTCTATTATTTTTTCTATATCTTTCTTGGTAGTTTTCCTACCTAATGTAAATCTTAGTGTTCCGTGAGCTACCTCATATGGTAATCCCATTGCCAATATAACATGACTTGGTTCTAATGTTAATGAAGTACAAGCACTTCCAGATGAAGTACAAATCCCATACTCATTTAAATACAACATCATAGCCTCGCCTTCAATATCTGATATAGTGATATTAGCATTGTTTGGTAATCTCATTGTTGGATGACCATTTAAAAATGTTTTATCTATACTTCTTAATATACCTTCTTCCAACATTGTTCTTAATTTAATTAATCTTTTATTTTCTTTCTCTCTTTCTTCCTGACCTAATCTTAATGCTTCAGTAAATCCCATAATGAATGCTACATTTTGTGTTCCACTCCTATACCCAAACTCTTGGCCTCCACCATGAATCAATGGAACTAACTTTACTGAATTCTTTTTATACAACATCCCAATACCTTTGGGGCCGTATATCTTACTACCATTCAATGTCATCATATCTACATTTAGTTTCTCTACATCTAAATCTAACACTCCACCTGCCTGACAAGCATCTGTATGGAATAAAACTTTCTTCTCTCTACATATCTTTCCGATTTCTTCTATCGGTTGTATTGTTCCTATCTCATTATTAGCATACATTATAGTAACCAAGATAGTATCTTCTTCAATAGCATCTTCAACATCTTTTGGATTAACCATACCATATTTATCAACTGGTATTCTTGTTATACGGTATCCTCTATCGTGTTCTAAATAATATAATGTTTCAGTTACTGCTTCGTGTTCAATCGTAGAAGTGATAATATGTGCTGGGCCATAATGAGGTTCTAACTTTTCCACTAAACCTTTTATTGCCAAATTTACTGATTCAGTTCCACTACCCGTAAAGATAATTTCCTCTACTCGTTTAGCATTAATAATATCTCTAACGGTTTCTCTTGCTTGAGCCATCGCCCGTTTAGGTCGTAATCCTATTGTGTGGAAACTACCAGGGTTTCCATATTCATCTTGGAAATATTTATTCATTACTCCCAAGACTTCATCTCTAACATAAGTTGTTGCAGCGTGATCTAAATATATTTCTTTCATATTAATAAATATTCTTCTCTATTATATTTTTTTCATTTTTTATTTTTCCCAAAAATCTTTTCCCAATTCTCAGCGTACTTATTAATATCTGATACTCTACTCTTATCACCTTTACCAGCGTTAGAATATTTACTTTTTGGTTTTTCTTTTTTCTTAGATTTTGTATGTTTCTTGTGGTTTTCTGTTTTCATAACATTCTCTATTACAATAATTGTATGTACTAACCTTTCTATCCCCTTTCAAATCAGATCTTTTAGTTTTCTTTGCTTTTTTAGAATATATAGGTATGTTTTCATACACATTATATGTTGGTACAATATCGAATGTATATGGATTTGTAGCCATTTTACCACAACTATAACATTTACGTCTCATAGTGTTTTTCCTTTTATTAATTTTCCATGACAATTACATTTAAATGGGTGTGTAATTTTATCTTCTGTAGTATTATAATCGAATGTTATTTCATCTTTCTTCTTTATAATATCTATAGCAAATAAATGTATACCTCTTTCATCAGAAACAATACAACTATTTGGTTCACAATGATGATTTAAATACATACCAGTGTCATCTTCAAAATGTTTATCTTCAACTTGTATTGAAGTTCGTGTTGGTTCTTCTATATAATATGGTTCAAATGTATATACTAATTGACCTATCTCATAGTCTTTAGTACTAAATACTCCTTTGTTCTTACCATAAGTAAAATGTACTTGTAAATCTTCACTTTCATATTGTATTATTTTTAAAGGTGGATAACGTTTATTCATCTCAGGTGCTGTCCACATTAAAGGTTCTCTCCAATACTGTTGCGTAATACGTTGCAGCTGAATTTAATGTGTAAGTCAACACCATTCAGGGAACCACCACCGAACTATTAACAACACCTGAGATTTCATTATAAAATTTATCATCTATTATTTTTGATTCTAATAAAACTTTTTGATTGTGTATACATTTCTCTTCTACACTTTCACACAACTTATGCAATTCTGATAATTCCATTCTTTGTAATCTTAACATATTATTTTTAAAAAATCTATCTCTCTCAACAGCATTTTCTATTTCATCATAAGTCTCATCAAACATTTCAGGAAAGGTTTCGAATCCCCACTCTCTTAATTGTTTTAATGCACCAACACTAGACATGATCATAAATGGGTGTCCGTGATATAATACTTTAGTTGTTTTTTCTGTTAAGAATAATGAGTTTGGTGCCACAGTCCATTTATTTGATTCGGGTATAAATGAATAACAAGAATCTTTGAAATATTTTGCTAAACCAAAATCAGTTCTTGGTGTAGATGACCTCATTACGATCCGCTCCATGATGCCACTATCAGGTAATAGTATTGGATTTTTATAATTATCATTTCCAATATAACTAATATAATTACTTTCCCATAAATCATTGTTGTGGAAAAATTTTTGTAAAGAGTTTCTATGTCTTGAGTATATTCCCATAAGACACATTAACTTTTTACTTGGTAACTTTCTTCTATCTTTATAACGTTCTATTACATGAAAATTATTACCACCAAATCCTTGATCTTCTCGAATATACTCCCTTGATCTTTCAGCAAAAAGAATTGGGTATGATATTACATGCATTTTTTCTTTATAATTGGTAGTTTCAAACCATTTATCATACAATTTAGCTAAATTACAGTCGTCTCCAACCAATATAACTCTATTTAATGGGATAATTGTCTCTAAAAAGTCATGTAATTTTATAAAATGTTTACCACCAGCGTGATTAAACATATCACATTCCCAAAATTCAGTTAGATTTATCATTAAAAAAGGCTTATTAGTTGACTCTACTGCCTCTTTTAACTCACTTTCTCTTACAGGATCACCATCTTTTTTATAGTCAAATGGTCTTTTTTCGAATAAATAACTATTTTCTACCAATAAACGTTCAGTTTTTTCTGAAAAACCTGTCCAATTATTTGGAACTATACTCATTTAATGATATATTTTCCTAAAAATGTTTCTTTAGCTTGGTCTAAAATAATAGATACTTCTTCTAACTCTTTATATAACTCATCTATTTTATCATAGAGTTTTCCAATTTCTGCTTTAACTTCCATCCCACTCTTATCAATCAATTGCATATTCTTTTCAGCATTCTCATAATGTACATTACTTTGTATTGTAAACTTCTCAACAACACCTAATAGTTCTGTATGTAATGCTATTATTCTTTCATTAACTTCTTTAATCTGACCTTGAGATTCATCAAAGAAATCGTCTAATGCTTCATCAGCTAACTGTCCAGTCTCTATAACTTTGTTTAGAAACTTTACATCATCCAATATCTTATTTAACTCATCAACATATGCACGAATAGTCTTTGGGTCTGAAATTTTTGAGAACGCTGATACATCATCACTTATTTTCTCAAATTCACCCATAAGATTTTCTATATAAACATCGGTTTTCTTAATACCATAATATATGCCACCATAAAATCCACCAACACCTATAACAACTCCCAATATAACATTAATTAAAGTACTTTTAGTTTTACTCATTTTATTACTCCCAAATCCTTGCTAATCTACGAATGAATCCAAGTGTAGCTCCGAAACCAAATGCTATTGCAGCTACTTGTAAATTTTCCATATATAGTGCCACTGCTGACATCATATATCCTGTAAATCTCATTACACCATATATTGAAAAATCTCCACTAGCTTCTGTAAACTGTCTTCTACTCATTTTATATCTCCTATAACCTTTTGTAACTCATTTAATACCTTTTCATCAAAGGGTTGTGGTAATTTATCTACCTCAAAATATCCCCACTCTTCATGTTCATGATCTAAGTGTGGGTTTATTCTTTTATCAGTTTCGTATTTATACAAATAAAATTTACCACTTTTTTTATTTGTAGTAGATACTAACTCTGGTACACCATTTAACATAACTTGCGTCTCTTCTGTAAACTCTCTCAAAGCACCATCTAATGGTTCTTCATTTATATGTATATGTCCTTTTGGTATTGACCAATAAGACTCTGTACGTTTACACGCAAGTAATTTTTTTCCATAGATTACACAAATACCTGCAGTATCCTCTGAATCTATTTCAAAATGTTCCATTAATTTTTGTAGTTTAATCATATCCATAAATAAATATCACGTATTATGAATCTTCTCTATTTCTATGGTGTCCATGTAATGAATAAAATGGATCAACATAACTACGAAATGGCATATCTTTTATCTTACTATATTTCATATTCATATCTTTTAATCGTTTTAACCCTGTCTCTTTATTTAATTCTATAGTATTTGGTAACAACTTTCTTACCTTCTTATGTACTATATCTACTATCTGTTCCTCACTTTGATCAGTATCATCTAATTCTTCAAATTGAAATATCAAAACATTTTTATATGAATGATATTTTTTGTCCATCTTATATTCTTGATATTTACTAACTTTATCTCTTTCTGAACATATAAAATATAAATCGTATTTCTTACCATATGTAGATATCCACTCATCAATATTTGTTTTATGTGTAATAACAATAGGTTTATCTACGTTTTCTGTTGCATCTTCTGCTGGTTCATTTGGACTTATCATACCAAACAATATATTATGTAAAACAGTACTTGCTGTACGTGGTTCTGATGTTTGAATAATTTTTACTTGCATTTCTTAATTATTAGTAGAGTGGCAAAAAGCTACCAACCAAAGTCGGGCTCACGATCATGTTAACAGGGCTCTCACCCAAGCCGGCGTCGTCCACTCTACTAAATCTTTTATTATGAAGTTGAACCTCTTGCTATCATATCTCTGTGTATTGAATCAACATAGTCTTTAGCTTCTCTTAAACTAACAGTATCTTTATCATTGTGATTCATATTATTTCTATAACACTTAATTGCATTTATCTTTTGACCAGACATTATATACTGTTCTATCTCTTCTATCATTTCCATATGATCTATTAATTCAACTTCACCATTCTTAACTCTATTAGTCATTCGCCATATTTTATTTGCTTGTCTCATTATTCTAGTTAACGTCGTTCTTGAATCTACAGAATCTTCAATAATAAGTTTTACTTCTTCTAACATTTCATTAGCAGTTATTATATGATCATTAAATAAATATTTATTTGTAGGGAGCGCATCTGTATTCGTTTCCTCTACTAAAGAAACCAACATTTCTAACCTCTCTATTATATATTTTTTATCTATCAGTTTGCTCATTAATGGAAAAATTTTCAGTTAAGAATTGTATTACTTCTTTTTTATTACCACCCGTTGATATAAGTCTAACGGCTTCACTAATTACTTCTTTAACTAAATCTACGTGGATGTCATCACTATGCCCCTCATAACTTAATTCTATTCCATCTTTATTTCTATATTTACTCATGGTTTATCCTTATAACAATCCACACAAATAACTCTAGCGGGCGTTCCAAACCAATCTGCCCAATACGAGTTGGCAGTATGAACTGTTTCAAATACTTCTCTCTTGCATATGGTGCAAAATTTCTTAGGCTTTTCTGATATTTGTGTATGTGGTCTTTCCATAGGTCTAATAAATATAACATAATTATGAAGTTACTATCAGTACTCCTGTATTTCCGTCAAGTGGATTAGTTGTTTTAAATCCTCTTCTATACGCTGATTCTTTTACTATCTCTTTCATTCTCTCACTATTACCTGTAATAACTTTAATAGGAAAGTTACCTATGTTATAATGTAATATTAACCAATTCTCTAATTTACTTTCTACTTCTTCGTGTTTCATTCCGTGTAAATCTACTACGTTATCACATCCACCTATTCGATAATAATCTTTGTTGGATAAGTACGTCATCTCATTTATTTTCTTTTATCAGTTTCCACCAATAACTAAGTTTACTTTTAACTTTAGCTATTATTTCTTCTGATCGTTTTTCTGACCATTCATCCAATTCTTTTTTTTCTTTTTCACTCATATGAGCTTCAATATCACCCATTCCATCTTTCATAAAAATAATCAACTTACCAATAAATGTTCGCTTTAGGCTATACCACAATACTAAAATAAACACTAATAGAAGAACCCAATCTTTTACTGTCGTATCAAGTATACTAGATATATCCCATTCATTTAACGGTGCCCATCTATAACCAGGCCCACACGCAGTTAATAATAATATTAATAATAACCACTTCTTCATAATTTAAGCATCATAAAATGTTTCTGCAAAGTTAGAATCTGGAACAGATTCTTCAAGTTTAGGTGGTAATATCCAAGTAGAATCTACCTGTTCTGTCGGTGGTATATAATAAGGTGGTGGTGCATCAATAGTAGTAGTATCAGGTGGTGTATACAACCCAATCTTCTTTTCGAACTTATCTAAAGACGCTTCTAAAGTACCGTTGTAGTCTTTAACTAATATCACCATAGCCAATACGCAGTGAAAGTAAAACCAAGTTAAATTCATAATCCTACACTCACTATATTAAAAATCTTAAACAATAAAATATTTGCTGATAATAGTAATAATACTACCATTATCTGAACTACTTTCATTGGAAACGGTTTTTTAATTTTGATATTTTTCATCCTATAACTCCTGATGCATATAGTACAAATAGTACGGTTAATATAAATGCAATCATTAATTGATTAGTATCTTTATTGTTTGGTAGCCGTGGCATCATAATATTAATTCTAACATAAGAACTGTAGCTAACATAGTAGCCAGTACTAATACTATAACCTGTTTAATCATCAATTCGTTTCAGTATACGAGCTGTTTCTTTTTTAGATGATCCACGCCGTTTACTAATAAGTTCTAATTTCTCACTATCAGATAGCTTCTCATATACTATACGACGCTTAGCAGCATCCTGTATACGCTGAATTACTCTTGCTTTATTTCTTTTTCCTCTAATCATCACTCATCTCACTTAATTTATAGGCAATGTACGCTAATAAACATATAACTATACCTTCAAACATTAGGGTAGCCAGCCGTTAAATACACTATTATTTACTTTCTTAGAATACTTACGCTGATTATTATATAACGCCAACTCAAATATTCTCATATGAGTACTGTGAAACAAAGAAATACACTTATTCACTACAGTTACGACGCTATTGTGTAAGGCTTTTATCACTTGTGATAAGACTTGATATATCATTTTCATATCCCTCAAAATTTCTCCTCGATACGAGTACAGGTAAGGCGAGCGTGTCATTTTGTCATACTTTGCGATTCACGAGTAATTGCCTACCCGTCCCCTAAAATCACTCCCGTTGAGCGCCAATACGCTTTTGTCTGTGGAGACTCAAACATCGCTTGCAGAGCAATTTCAAGCGTTTCGTCGTCGCATTCTGTATAGAATATACCACTTATTAGATCTTGCACGATTTCTTGCTGTATCTCTTTATCTATGTCTATTATACTTCGTAAGTTTGCGCTCATTATTTTTTAGCGTACCGCCTTTCTTTCGTTTTTTACCTATTCCAATATAGTGAGTAAAATACTACTCAAGTGAGTAATATACTACTCAGTTAGAGCGGTGTTACAGAATCGCACTGCACCTTCTACTCTGGACGAATAGCGTATCTCTCTTGATACTTCCACCGCAAACCTTCTAATTTTTTTTGGTGGGCGGCTGTATAGTATTTCATAGCCACCCACCGTATGTCAGGTAGAAAGGAATAAGAACCTGACGTAATGAAAACCTTCTAAGAATAAGTATCAACTAAAGCGTTGAAATACCATTCTTTTTTCATGCGGCTTTACGCCCTTTGCCGCTTTTCAGTACTATTCCCTTATTTCATGGAGCGGGCTTTATCTAAGTCAAGTATATAACCTCATTATCATACTGGAATATACGAAATAAAGCAATACGTGTCAAGCCTTTTCTTCACTATTTTCTTTTTAGCGTACCGCGCGGAATATTTGGGGGTCCCTGTATAGGTTTTACCAAAATAATGAAAATAAAGCTTGACTTTCTCAGGCAGGGTGCGTATATTACCAGGTTAGACAGCGCTGCCTTTCAAGTGGGCTATATACTACATGATACTACGAATATACGAAAGAAACGCTATATAAGTCAAGCCTTTTCTCAAAAAAATTTGGCGGGCGGTGATATAATCCTAGCGCCTGGGTATGTCAAAATGTCATACGATAGCGCTTGGATAGGCTACCGTGCTACATTAGCGTAGAAAAGCCCCCCTACTGGCAGGAAATGGCGCGCGACACACACGCGCTAAGCAAAATTAGTAGTGAGGTATTATATTTTTTACTCCCAGGCCATATGAATCTATCATATTCGTGGGTTGTGGTGGGTTAAAAGGGTGGGATATGGATGATATGTAAGACGCTTATAGTATCATTAAGAGAGCGCATCCTCTACTCTCCTGTAGCTTTTTTCCTATATTATATCACATAAGTATAATAGTGGCGAGTGTATTTATCCTTCAGGATTCAATGATTTGTGTGCTTTGTGAGCTTATCAGAGTGAGGCGCTGATTACTATATACTGTTCGGGTATTGGCGCTTTAAAATTTAGAGCGAAGCGAGAATCTTCGTGTATTCTTGTATATATATCTATATATCGTGTTGGTTTGTGGTACTATCGTCGTTGAATGAAGAGTCGTAGAATTTACCACTTGAGCCGTTACCTATGTAAGGCGCTGAGGTATAGTCTACGGGTCCTTCATGGTTTGATTTAGTTTGCTTTGGCGTTGGTATAACAATAGTATCTGCTACTCTTGCTGGTTCTGTATGTCTACGCTTCTTCCAACCTCTATAGGTGCTATACTCATCTTCAAGTGTCCATCTAAGACGTTGAACAATAAGTCTAGCTCTGATAACTATTAAACCTATACCAATCCACCATAATCTTAACCAAATTTTAGCTACGCTCATTGTACTAACCATACCATTTCGGGTGATGATCCGCTATTAGTAATCGAAACGAGTCTGACTTGGTGAGAAATATGAGATAAAGATACGCTACGAGATGAGACGCTTTGGGTGTTGATAGGTAGGAATCCCTCGACATCTTGTATGTCGGGGGTGAATCGGTATTCCCAATACGTGAATATCGGGGCGATTAAAAATATTAAGCCGACGATAACTATTTTTTTATTCAATCATTTTTCTCTGGTTAAAAAGATTTTTGCTAACTCCAATAATATATATCAACATAGTTTTATTTTATTACTACGAATTGTTTTATTTACAAAATATTTTGCTTCTCGGCGTACTCTACAAGTTTCTCATACCATAATCTATTTGCTTCTTCGTTAGGATGTCCACAATCATTAGGTGCATACATTCCTTTTTTATCTTCTCTTTTATTAAATATATAATTTAGACTACTCCCACCCCACAAAGTATTATTACTATTAAGACCACCACAAAATTCATCCCAACCCTGTTCTGAATAATAATGTTTATCTTGATGATTCAAATCCCAACTTTTGCTTGGTTCAAATGGTTCTGGTACTTCAAATTGTTCCATTATTTTTTCCGAGCGGAAGACTGTATTATATGCACCTCGTGCATCATATATTAAATGCTTAGTATTATATTTCTGAAAAATTCCTAATAAAGATAGTACTATATTACCAGTTTTTTGATGATCTATTTCTCTATTCTGTATAAATGAAAGCCTTAATTTTTCATAATCTTGCCTTCTTTCAACGGCTTCTGATGATGGTGAACCGCACGATCGAGTCCATTCTGAAGTTATATCATCCCAATATTCATAACGGGACATTTCGGTTAATCCTATTAAAAAAAATGTTTCGTTTAATTTTTCTTGATTATTTGAAATCCACTCTATGATTTTCCTGAGAATTCTTTGATTGCTGCCACCTTCTCTGGATATGTTTATATCTCTTGCGTTATATCTTTTAGAGAATAATGCAGATACTCTTGTTTCTTCTTTTGCTCTTGAACCCATACCAAGAGCCCAACTACAACCACAAGAAACTACATATTTTATTGACATACGTAACCTTTTTATTTTTTAATTAATTAAACATATCATAAATATGTTTCATGAATAACCCTACAAAACCTGCACCTATTACACCGCGCCACTTTGTAGTATCCTTTCTAAACTGAGAATTCTGTTTTGATTCTGCCCACAAACCTGTGTGTGGGTTGAATAAGTTTTCCTTGATGAACTTAATATCTGTATGCATTGTTTCACGGTCTTTATCTGCTTGTTCTAACCGTTCCAAAATAACATTTAAATCTTTTTTATCTTGTCCGTTCAATGTTTGACTCCGTTAAATTGTTATCCACTATACTAATATAAATATAGCTTAAAAATAAAAACGGCTATTTATCTTCAATTGAACGTGATGGATTCATTAAATCTGTTTTTTCTTCTTGAACTACATCACCTAATGTATATGCTACTCTCTCTTCTTGCTCTTCTAAGGGTGTAGGACCTAACGCTTCTAACATTTTGTTTCTCAACCTAACTACATTAGATGGTGTGTTAAGTAAACGACCACCTGGTTTTAATAAATAAAAACAATTATAACACAACAAATATAAATTTTCTAGCTTATGATTTTTTGGGTCATTATCAAAAAAACATAGTAGTAATGGACTAGTCATATCTGATTTTCTAACTTCATCATGCCCACAATTACTACATTCTTGAGATGCGTATCCCTCTTTCAACAATCTTTCCTGTAATCTATAATGTGGATAGTTGGGATGATGCCCACTAAAAATTCTATCCATTTTTACTTGACTTGAACCTTTTGGTCCCTTAGATATACCAATACCTGTTGCATTTTTATTCTGATGAAATAAATCATACAGTTTAGCATACTTTTTAAATGTATTATATGATACTTGTAACAGCCGAGAAGCTGCCATCAAAGATTTAGTATTTGATATAGCCCATTGTATTCTACCCTTTGGAATGGGTTTTTTACGAAAAGGATCAACTCCCTGTTTAGGCATTACGTCTCCTAACGGGCTTCTTCTTTGGTTGAGGTTTACGACCTCTTTGTTTTAATGTTTTTATTTCGTGTTCTAACTCACTAACTCTTGAACAATATTTGCTGTATTTATTAGCACTTAATAATGCCATTGACATTACACCTAACATAGCGCCTATCAAAATATAACATATTATTTCTATCATAACAATTTCATTTCCTCATCAATTATTGATTTTTCCTCTTCCCACCACCTGGGATATTTATATGTTGTTCCCTTTACTTCCCATAACTCATCAAATTTTTCATCACTTAATTTTTTTATTCCTATAAAATATGTTCTTGCCCCACTAACACCAATATCATCCGACAAATCTACAGTTGAGATAATTTCTTTAGTGCGTTTATTGACAAGATTAAATTTCATTACTCTACTACTACTCCAATCGTTTTTTCATATTCAAGCCATTCATACTCATCAAAGTATTCTGCTTTAATATAAATAGTATCACCTACCATACTATATGGAATTGCTGCCCAAGAAAAAGCTAAACCATCCGTGTTTGTATAACTAGCACTATTAATTATTGGTACTTCAAATCCATTAAATTGTGTTATATAAGTAGTATCATAACTAACATAAACTAAGTTTTCTGTATATCCATCGTGTACTATATAACCCAAAGTGTCCCCAAGTAACCAATAGTGTGAAGCACTAAATACAACTTTCTGTATATTTGGATTATTTAGATTTGCTACAAATAGTGTCCTACTTGTAAATGAATTGGCTATACCTTCTTCCAAATCAAAATGGAAATATCCATTATCATCTAATGTTAATGATTCTGTATATAACTCAAAATCATAAACAATAGGTTCATACTTATCTTCACAACCTACTACGAATAGTAAAGTTAATGCTATTATTTTAGCGGCGAGCTTGTCTACGCTTATTTTTAACATATTTTTTATGTCCTTTTTTTTGTATTTTGTCTTCCACTTTAGACCATTCCTCTAAAGTGTGTTTTTTTATTTTATTTTGTTTTTTATCACGAATATTTTGTTCATGTAATTCATCTTCTAAATGTTCATATTCCCAATAATCATTATTCATCACATTTCTCCATATACAATTTGCAAGATAATACTAAAATACTATACAAGTCAAGCCTTTTCTTTTTCAATTTTTAATGTGGATATTACGTCTAAAAACTCTTCGAGTGTGAGTTTTTCATTTTTCTCGTTTTTAACGACTACCTGTGATAATAGGTGTGGTTTTTGATTCATCATAGTGTACAACGCTTTTAACCCTTCATCTGGCCAAAATTTACCAAAACTTTCTTCTCCTAAGATATTACTGCTGAACAAAGCATCTTGTTCAGTATCTTCTTCCAATAATAAATAGTATGTCATAATTTAAAATTGTACTCTTTTAATGGTTTAGTTTTAACTAATGATTTCATTTCATATTCTAAAGTCTTAACTTTTATGGAAAAAATATCAAACTTAAACTCTCCTACATCTTTATGTTCAAAAAGTGTCATTGGTATTTGTGATATAAACATAGCCTTAGCTTCTGTCAATTCGTTCATATCAAATCGTACAATAACATCATTTGTTATTGGTGAAGAATGATATAATATTTTCTTTTTCAAATCAAATTGAGTATGTGGTTGCTCAGCTTCTATATATTTTCTTATTTCTTCTGCATTTAAATCAGTATAAACATTGTTACACCAGGGTTCTAACTCTACTAATAAACTAAGATTACAATTTTTAACTACAATACCTATATCATATTTTGGAAATACTACAGGTTTCATCATTTCTGAATGATGTACTATAGTTCCCCACTTGCGAATAAAATTTCTTTCATTTCTACGATTAGAATATTTCCATTCTTCACTATCTTTACCAACTCCATCTCTAAATCTACTACCACGACTTGTTAAGTGATATACCATACCATCCCATATCTGCCTAAACTGATATCCATTCAAATAAAATCTATTAAATAAATCACTATCTTCTCTTGATTGTGGTATGAATAATTGATCGTGTCCACCAACATCAAAATAATCTTCTTTATGTATTGCCCAAGGCGCAAATACTCCATCTGTAAAATCATCCCTACTATATAACCTAACTGTTTGATTGAATTTTTTTTCATCGAATTCTTCTGGCTCAAAACCTAAATCATCTATTACTTTTTCAGGTCCATCAGGATGTAATGGTGGTTCAATTCTTGTAGCACACACTACAGTTCCCCTTTCCAATCTTCTCAATATTTTTTTATCCATACCTTTAGATGGATACATATCTGCATGGAAAAACATAAGTATATCATTGATAGCAAAATCTTCAGCTAAATGATCATACAAAACAGTTAAACCTAATCTATTAGGACCTTCATTTCTATATATTGTTAAATTTTTATTCTTCTTTTTTTCTTCAACCATCCACTCCCAAGTTCCATCGGTTGATGCATCATCAGCCAAACAAATCTGATGTTGTTTACTGCAATTCTTTCTTAATCCTTCATATGCCCACTTGAGATATCTTAGATTATCTCTTGAAGGTATTATAAAACTAATTTTATCCATTGTATCACGTCCTTTGTTGGTTTCCAACCCAATTCTTTTCTAGCTTTTTTATCAATACACAAAGTTTCTCTCATCTCACCATCTCTTTTTGAGATATATTTTCTTGGATAACCTTCACCAAAAGCATCAGCTATCTCATTGATAGAATAGTTTTTACCTCTACCAAATTCAAACTCTTCACCTGTAATATGTCCCCCTTTAAATAAAGTTAAACGATTACTTACTCTTATCAACCCATCTACTATATCATCAACATGAGTAAAATCTCTTCGTTGTTCTCCATCATCTGTAATTGTGAATAGTTTATTCTTTTTATATAAATTTTCAAATATACCAATAACTGTACAATATTCACCCTCTGTAAGTTGATGTGGCCCATAAACATTATAAAATCTACATATAGTAACGGGTAAATCATATATCTTAGTATACATTTTACACAACTCTTCACCTTGCCACTTTGTAAATGTATATGGGTTAGAGTATTTATCTCCATGTGTTGATGAAGAACCTGCATATACTACAGGAATATTTCCATTCTTTCTAGCCAACTCTAAAATATTCATAGTTCCAACAACATTACTTTGAAAAGATTCTATAGGTGTTTCAAACGATGGTTGTATTCTTGGTAGTGCTGCCAAATGGAATATTACATCATATTCACTATCTCTCCAACTTGGATATGTTGCAACATCTACATATATCCCAAGTGTATGTTTACTTGATATATCATAATCAAAATACTGACAACCCTCTTGGTGGTTTTCTTTTTTACCTGTAGAATAGTTATCAACTGAAACTACATCATGTCCATCTTCTAACAATCTTTTTATTAAATTAGTACCAACAAAGCCGGCACCACCTGTAACTAATGCTCTCATGTTGTACTCCAAAAATCATTAAATCTTTTTAACCACTCTTCCTCTGAATATTCATCTTCATATCTTGTTCGAGAAATTCTAGAACACTCATCATAAAAACCATCTTCCTCTTTCAACCTAACTGCTAATCTTCGAGCTTCTTTTATATCACTTAACTCAACACTTAATGAAGGATGTAAAATCTCTTGTGTATCTAACCCTTTATAACCAATACAAGGAATACCATGAAATGCACAATTCATAGCAAATGTTCCTGCTGCGTGTGTTCTCATCATATGTATTCCCACATGAAATTGAGACAAAGTATTTATCCAATCTTTCCATAACTGATAAGGTAGATATTTTATATCTTCTATCTGATTTTCCATCTTCTGTTTTCTACCCATTGATGGTGCATAAATCTGCATTTCTGGCTGAAATATACTTGCTACCATATATGAATCAAATCCACCATACCAACTTACAAAGTTACCACCAATTATAACTGCATCACCCCACTCACTTCTTGGAACTAAGTCTTCAGGTAACATTAAACTTCTATTAACAAATACAGGTTTATTTGTTATTCCCTCATAATATTTTTTATCAACTTCATTATGACAGAAAATATAATCCGTTTCCATCAAATGATTATGAAAATGAAATTGATGTGTCAATGGATAATCTTGAAAATACCAATGAGGACCTTCTTGCTGTATTGCTATCTTATCACAATGTTGTTTTAAGGGTTTTAGGTTTATTTCTGGATTAGATTTAGGAACTATAACAATACCCAAGTCATAGTCTTGTTTTAACGTTGGCGCATGAATATTATAATGGTCAGCGTCTAATGTAGTCATCCATGCAAACTCTGTTCTCATATTGTTATGAGTTGTTCTGTCTACTTTGCCTTCCCAACCCATTTCTGTAAAGAATGCTACTTTCATTATGAATATAAACCTTTCAACTCTTGTATAAATATTTCAGTTGGCTTCTTAAATTCCAATAATATTTTACAATTGTGCTCTAACTTACTTTTCAAATCCATATTTTTCCAATCCAACTGACTAACTCTTTTAAGTTCTGACAAAATAGCATTACATCTATCACCTACATCTTCTATCTCATCATAACTCTCATCAAATATTTCTGAAAATGTATGAAATCCCCATTCTTTTAATTGTTTCAAAACACCTGGGTAACTCCATATAAGAAATGGGTGTCCGTGATAAATTGCTCTTGTTAACTTTTCTGATAAAAATACTGTTGGTGTTTTGAATCCTGTAGGGTTATTCATTGGTAAAAAATTAGCGGATTCTGGTATAAGTGAAAAATATGAATCATTATAATATTGTTCTAAAACATCTGTTTCAAAATCTGACTCTGTAGTTATTCCGTTTTCAACCTCTTTTTGAAATTTATCCATATCTACATGACTATTTGGTAATAATTTATTTAATGCCATATTAGATACGTAACTCTTACTATTTAATGACTCACTTTTTACAATATAGTCATACATTCTTTCTCTATAATCATCTCTTCTACCAAATAATGAAATGAATGTTTTATTTGGATTTTTTGGTTTTACTTCTCTTAACCCCTTTTTTCTATAATTTGATAATAGTATATTAATGTACATTGGATAACCAAGTAAATTTATTTTACTATCAAAGTTATGGTATTCAAACCACTCATCATATGCTTCCCTACAATTCAAATCATTCGTTATAAATAAAATCTTATCTTGTGGTACTGAAGTTCTTTCGCACATCAAATGAATATATCTTATAACATTACACTCTAAACCATCTTCAGTCCTAAATTCTTCATATCTCCATATTGATTCTGTGGGTTCTACTATTGTTATAAACTTTTTATCTGATTTTAAAAGTTCTTCATATGTCAACTTGAAAAGATCATCTCTAAAAATACTTTCTAAATCTAAAGTATACATGGATTCTAAATGTGGATATACAATAGTATTCTCTGTAAGAATGTCCCAACTGTCATATAAAAAATGTTGTTTCATATATTCAAACCATTCTTGATAAGTAGAATACTGTTTGTTTTCTCCTACAAATTGTCCATCAAAGAATTTCATATAGATGCTCTGCGTATTTATAATGTGATTCTACAGTTGGATGTATATTATCTTCCGCAACTGTCAACTTATTCCACCTAACCCATTCAGCTTCTCCACAAAATTTTTTCTTACCTATCTGTTCAAAATGAAATTTATCCCAATCTATTAAGTTTTCAAATGGTTCTGCTGATTTATACTTACCAAATGAATGTGAAAATATGTCTTTGAAAGTTACAAATTTATATGGAATATTTTTTAATTTTAATAGATTTTGTGTAGTCAGCATATTGTTTAATGATTTAAGATAAGAATTCTCGAAAGTGTGATAGTTTTTAAAAAATGTCCCCCAAAACCATTCAAAAAATCTTGAACCACTAGTATAATCAGTAATACCTAAGCTATGTTTGGTTGGTTTTGGTATTGGCAATCCTCCACTATGAAACCAATCTCCCGATGCATTTGTGATATCTGTACTTGTATAACCAAGTTCCATAGCTTCTTCATTAGTAAAATTATGTTCATATTTATTTACAACCAAATCCTCTCTATCTATACCCGACCACATTACAACTATATAAACATCCTGTTCCTCTAACTTTGATACCGCTTCTACTATCTTGCTAGAAATATAAAAATTGCCTGCAGATCCCTTACCATAATTTGTAAGTTCTCTCCCCATTAATTCTGCTAAACGAGTTGGCCAACCAACACCGTCTTGTCCATCTGTAAAACTACACCCAAAAGTTAATAATTGTTTCATTTATACCACTCTTCATAAGTTCTTTTCATCCAATACTCTACGTGTCTATCGTTTTGTGGTATAGCATTAAAATGAAATATATAACCTGTATCTTCATAAATAAGTTTATCTGGCCACCAACTCTGACCTGGGATATGTAACATATCTTTTCTATACAAGTCTGTTAAATTAAATCTTTCAGGTAAATAAGTCATTTTAATATTATGTTTCTTTACCAAAAAGTTAACACAAGTTTGACCAACTCCAGGTATTGCTAAGTTCTCATACCTCTCGTTATTCCTAATCTCATACAGTCGTTCTACATTCTCTAAATAAAACTCTTGTATTGTTTTAAAAAATGGTTTATGTTTCTTGTTAGCTATAATAAAACCTGTATTAAAATACTCCCACACCTTTGGTTTCTCTACATCAGGAAACATAAACTCACCCCAAGCATTTATACTTCGTGTAACCCATTCGAAACAACCATTGTTAACTACTGCAGTATATTCGTGGTTAGTTCTCTCAAAAAAGTTAGGACAATCAGGATGAACTATAGTATCTGCATCAATAATCAATACTTGGTCATAATCTATATCGTTATGTTCTATGATATCAAATACCCATTCTCTCTGATAGATAATTGGGAAGTTATTATGATCCATAATTGTATCAGTCCACTCTAATAATTCAACATCGTGTTTATCACACCACTTCTGCCAACTCTTTACTGAATAGTGATAAGGTGTAGACCTACCATTTCCTAAATCAATATTTGGTATGAAAACCACATTCTTCATTTTCTTAACTCTTCCACTAACTCATTAGCTGCTTGAACACAAGTACCTATCTTACCTGAAAATATAGTATAAACCTTATCATTCTCTTGTGTAACAATAGTTGGTCTTGCATCATCGTGGTCTCTATGTGCCAATACAGTTCTAACAGTAAACATAGAACCAATATGTTCCAACTTATCAAAATCTTCGAAATACTCCATACCAGCATCTATAAACTTTTGTATCTTAGTAACCTTTGGATTATGAATAATACCATTGTTTAAATACCCAACAATATGTTTATTTAACACCATTGGATAATCCCCCACATTAGTAGAATGTATTGCGTGTTCAACATGACCCAAAACATGATATCCATCTTTATATGGATCGAAACACATAAAGGGACCATCCATTACAACTACACTTTTATTTTTATACCACTCTGGCAACTTAACTACAGGTTTCTCAATCACTTCATACTGATATTGTATCTTATCATCCAACAACTCATTTAACTTTGAGTATGTAGCAATCACAACATAATCATAATCATCAAAGTCTTCTTTTGTAGTATGTTTGTTGAGAACTACATTGACACCAGCACCTTTCATCTTCTGTGTAACTTGTACTCTAAGTTTCTCACTATCGAATAATTCTTCATCTACTTCAATAGTTAAATCTGTTCCAAGAAATGGTTCACATATATTATAATCTAATCCCATTTCTTTTACAAACTTTATATAATCTTCACTTGATACCAATGAATCACGAGATGATATAGCATAAAAATGATTTACACCATCTCCGTTGACTACACTATCTCCATACTTTCTCTTAAACGATTTCAATCCATCTAAACATTCTTGTGCAGTCTGTTTACTTCTTGGATAGTGGTATCCTCTATGTAACCTGTATTGGTTTATGTCTGAAGCGCATTTCATTATACCACTTAACTCTTCGTGTAAAGTTACATTGAAACCTGATGTTGCTAATGCCACACTTGCTGTCGTTCCAAATATTCCACCACCCACTACTAATACTTTTGGAAGAGCCTCTTTCTTTACTGCTTCACATAGTTTAATTGCGTTTAAAGTTCTTTTCCTATTATCTTCATAGTTAATAGTTGGTCCTCCACCACCTGGCCATCTCACTTCATCAACTAATACACAACCAAACATATCTTTTAATGCACTATCTTCTGAATATTCTAATGTAGTTTCATTCCAACCATCATGTACTGTATGTGAATAATCATCACTTAATATATCGTATTCAAATATAGCGGTTCTACCATCTTCTAAAGTAATGTTAACATACATACCATTCCTACTATATTGTGGTACTTTCACATCTTTTATTTCAAAGTCATCTGAACCGACCCACATATAAAAATCATGATATGCCAAATTATCAATAATATTTGCATTAAAAGAACCATACTTCTTCCAATTCCAACTTGTATTACCTTCTACATCTATATTCAACTCTTTAATCCAATAAAGTACATCATCAACATAGAGTCTAACACTAAAGAAATCAGCAAGAGAAAATAATCCTTCAGCAGTTCTTTTAGAAAGTGCTAATGGTTTTTCACAGAATACATTCTTTCTTTGAGTTAACCAATACTCTACGTGTTCAGCGTGTAAATCATTTGGTGTAGATATAATAATCCAATCTGCATCATTTGGTTCTACAAACTGAACCATATCTTTAATAGTATTTTCTATCTTACTACCAAACTTACCTTTTCCTATTATGGAAACTTTTACCATGATACTTCCCAATCTTTAAAATCAGATGCGATACAATCAACCTTGAAATCTTTTCTTCCACCAACTACTTCCATAATCTTATTAATAGCAGTATTTCTAATTCCATTTAATCCATGAGTTAACATAAGATTATCTGTACCTTTTTTACCTTGTCTAACTTGTGATTCGTTATGCCAAATATGTAGATTCATTTGTGATAATACAACTATAGCTCTGATAACTTCTCCTGTTATTTCACCTTTATGTTCTTTAAGTATCATATCAATATCATGAACCATATCATTCATCTCTTTTGCATAGTTATCTTTATTTTCAGGTATAAAAACTTCCTTCAACTGATGTATACTAAGTCTATCTATTAATTCTCCTAATGTTGGTAGCCACTTCCTCTGTTTAGCCATCATCTTCTCCTATTTTCCTAAATTTATTCTGATTTTGACCTAACACATTGTCTAAATTATACTGACAAGTCTCATGGTTTTTCATCCACCTTTCATTAGACTTTCTCTTTTCTTTGTTTGTTTTCATATTCTCTTCACCTTTAACATACTCTCTCTTCTTTGGGTGATTTCTATTATGAACTTTAAGTATATTTCTAACCACAAATTGAGTATAAGCACTACCCATAATTCTTTTAACTATATTCTGAAATGCAGTATCTTCCCCACATGACCAAACACCATGCGGAACATTACAACCATTTTTGATTAAGTCTGTAGATATAACCAATCCACTTCCATCAAATCTTGGTGAGTTGAGTGTAATCAATTCTATATCTTCAGATTCATCGTTGATTTCATACATTTCTTCCTTACTCATTGTATACCAAATACTTGAAGGATCGTCTTGCCATGTATCATGGTGCATTTCATGGTATGTAGCATCATCAAACTTAGGATGTTGTAACATAGCCCAGCTATCATCCCACATTTTTCTTACACCAAAAGTTGTAATGTATTTATTTATGTTTTGTGATTCTGCATATCTACTAACCTCTTCTAAACATACAAATAACTCTCTTGGTAGTAAACAATCTGATTCTCCCCAAATAACAAAATCATTATCCATGCAATATTTGCTATTTAAATCTCTACGATAATCACCAATACAATATGGTTTATCATCATTCTCATAGTAATCTGTATCTACCTCTACACCTATTTCATCTAAGGTATTTATAATTTCATGCCATTTAGATATTATCTCAACTCTTCTTGTATCAGTATCAAACTTCTCAAAATACTGAGATAAATTCAAACAAAAATCGAAAGTAACATTCTCAGGATTATCTATTCCATCAAGTGCATTAGCACAACTTTCTATAAACTCTTCTATCATATCTATCTCATAGAACATAACATGAGTTCCAATAACATATTTATTTTTTAATTTCATAATTTCCTCTATAATAATCCCAAAAAGAATACATAACTTGTTTTCTTAATGCTTTATCAAACCCATTAAAATGCCACACCCAAGCAATATCTGTAAATAAAAAATCATGTAATACTTCTTTTCTATTCATGTGGGTTAAATTCCACTTCTTTGGTAATAGTTCATATTTCCATTTATCACCATTCAATATATAATTTACAGGTGTTTGATCTGAACCTTTCTTTAAAGTATTATGTTGTAAATCCAATAAGTGTGATTCATTCTCTTCATAAAAAGTAGTAATCTCTTTACACAAATCCTTATGTTTCTTACTCATTAGTATTGCACCACAATTAAAATAAGTTTCCCAATCTAATTCAACACCAGTAAACATATGTTGGTATCCTTCTATACTTGCCTTCAACCAACCTAAATTATCATTATCAACACAAGCTCTTAACTTATCATTAGAATACCTTTCAAATATATCAGGTGCATCCCACCTAACCATAGTATCTACATCCACCATAAAGATATTATCATATTCTATATCATTACTTTCTAATATATCATGAACATACCATCTTTGCCAACATATTTTCATCATATCAGGATCTCTTAATGGCGTATCCATTATCATCAACTCTGCACCAATTCTATGTGCATAATGTTTCCAAGTATTTAGTGAATAGTCCTTATAATCATCTACGTCTGATAAGTGTTTGGATGGAACACATGGAATGAATATAATATTTTTAGCCATAAAACTCTTTTTCTTCTTTTATAATTCTATCTACTACTTCTTCATCTAATATTTCACAATAATTTGAATGTGATTTAATATCCTCAGGATGGTCGAAATCACAAAACCTTATCCAAGCATGAGTTAACTTTGGGTCGAGAGGTGGATTTGGTCTAATTCTTATCCTTTTATAATTAAATGCCGCTATTTGTTTTAATGCTTCTTGAAAGAAACTCCAATAGTTATGATCTCTATTCAATTGGTGCATTCTCATCTCAGCATACTTACCAGGTCTGAACCAAGCATAATGATAAGTTATCATTTCTAAGTCTTCTAACATAGGATACTTTTGTGTCATAAAGTTTAACAAAACATCTTGATAAAAACTAGCAGTACCATACTTTATAACAAATCGTCTCTGTCTACCAACCTCTGCTTTAAAAAATGGTTTTAATGTCTTCTCTTCTGCATAATACTGATTTACTATAAAGTCAACCCAAATAGTTTTCAATCCTTGATTTGGTTCTAACTTATTACATGCCTCTTCTATCATTTGAGCATCATCTTCATGATGAAATACATCTCCTTCATATGGAAATATTAAATCACCCTCTTCAACTTCCACTCCAAAATCTTTAAAGTTCTTACAACCTACATAATAGTTAGTTGGTGCGTCTGTAGACATATAATCCATAGGATTCAACATTATCTTTGTATCTTTATATTCCTTTTGTGCATCTGAAATAACATCTTGAAGTTCTTCATAATCAAATCCTCTCTTACCATCTAAAGTATAAGTCCTTAGAAAGTGATCATTAACATAAGTACTACTTTCTGGACCACTTGGGAACATACCCTCATTGTATAAGATATAATCTGGATTAATTGATTTAATTATGTTTGGTATCTGTAACTTTACAAGATGTGTATCGTTAAAGATTGGTGCTATAACTATCTTTTTCATTATAATATTTTTGTTACTTCCTCATATGTCTGACCAAGTCCAATAGTTAACATATATCTATCTTGATTTAAATTCACAACTGCATGAGGAACTTGTATATTCAATAAATAGTATGTATCTAACTCATAATTTAAATTAAAAATATGTGTTTGGTTCTCTCTAAACTCACCAACATTAAAAAATGTAAGACTTTCACAATCTTCATTCAATAACATATTTACAGAACACATTCTATTATTATCACGATGATATCTATAGAATGTATTTGCTTCCATCTTATAAATTCGTATAGCACCAAACTTACTATCTCTAAATCTATCTTCTCTTGTTTTTTCTAAATATGCTACAACGGAATCATCTTCTATAAGTTCAATTGGCACTCTCTTTTGTAAAAATGTTTTACCTTTATCACCTATATCTGCACTCCAATCATCTACTTCTGTAGCATATCTGAATAATCTTTCTCTACAAGTAGATTTAAATTTTAATTTACTATAACAATGACCACGATATCTATTAATCATTTTTCCAATAGGAATAAATTCCTTTTTCTAATTCATAATTCTCCCAAATAAATCTATCTCTATTTGGTTGTTGTTTAGCCCACTCCCACATTTTAACTAATCCTTTATCCAAATCTGTTAAATGTCTAAAATCTAACATCTTAACTGACTTTTCATATGTAGAATAAGCATAGTGTGCTTCATGTCTCATCTCATAATAGTCTGGCTGTAAATCTGTTTCTGTAACTTCTAATAAAATATCACAAGCTTCTTGTATTGTATATTCATTTATTCCACCAAGATTAATTATCTCACCAATACATTCATCTTTTTGTGAAGCCTTCCAAAATGGTTCTAATGAATCATCTACATAACTGAATGCTCTAACTTGAGAACCATCACCAAATATTGTTGGTGAATAACCATTTAATATTTGCCACATCCATATACCTAATACATTTCTGTACTTGTCCCATATGTTTTGATTTCTACCATAAAAGTTATGTGGTCTAACTATAGTGTAAGGTAGCCTGTGTTGATCATAAGCAACTCTTAAATCTTGTTCGACTGAAAACTTTGCAATACCATATGGATCCATTGGTTGAGGTGGCATATCTTCATCAAATGGTGGTTCATATATATTACCATATACTGACATAGAACTTGCAAAAACAAATCTTTTTACATCATACTTTATTGAACAAGTAATTAAATTAGCTGATGCTAATAAATTATTTTTATAATTATAATTTCTAATAAATGGACTTAAACCTTCTGCTGCATATGCTGCGAAATGATAAACTATATCAATATCTTCTTCCATGAATACTTTTTCAACATATTCTTGTGTGCATAAATTTAATTCATACATTATAACACCTGCTGGTACATTTTCTTTATAACCACCACTCATGTCATCAATACCAATAACAGTATGTTCTGTATTCTTTTGTATCCAATCTGCTAATCTTGAACCAAGTAAACCTGCTACACCTGTGATTAATATATTCATTTTTTTACCTCAACCATATCCTTAAACAAAATGTCTATTTGATTCTTATTCTTAGCTCTACCCTCATTTGCTTTTCTTAATCTTTTCTCTTCCATCTGTGTAATTCTAAGTCTAGCTCTGTCGGATTCACCAATATGAATATCATTAGTAACTAAATCTTCTAACTCTTCAACGATAGAACTTGAATCAAAAGTTCTCTTCTCACCAACGTACTGATATTCGCCTGTATCGAAAGTCTCTTGTAGTAATTGTGATATCTTTTCTCTAATCATATCAATTGCTACCTCTTGATGGTGTATCTTCTGTAAGTCTTTCTCTTTCTTGAAGAAATACAACTTAATATTCTCTGTTATCAGTCTATCGAAGTATGCTGATAACGTATCTATATTAGTTATTCTCTTCATACTCACCTTTCAAATATGCCATCATATTATCTATATCTGTTTCACTTGATACTCTCTCAAAAACTTGATTTGACACTTCGTGGTTTTCTTTTGCTATATCTTCAACATCCTCTCCCGAATGTTGAGCTCTCATTCTATCTGGCCTTGTAATCATATTCCTTGAGCCTGCCCAATGATGATAAACCATATCATTATAAATTCCATAATATAATTCATGTAAATCTTCTTTATTACTTCTTGTTAATGGGTAGTAATCATATCCACGTTCTGTTAACCATTGTACAATTCCATACCACCAATTACTATTTTTATCTACAATAATTTCTCTAAGACGATCAGTTAAGTTATCCTCTAAAATATGTTTAGCTTTAAACATCATAAAGCAATAGTGTGGTACTATATACAATGGGTTTCTATCCCACTCGTGCATTGGTTCTTGTACTGCTATAAATGGATACTCTTTTAACTTCTCATTCATAAAATCTGATATGGATACTATTGGAAAAGCATCTGAATCCAACAATAGTATCTTATCAGTTGATTTTATTTCTTCATTCTTTGTTATATAATCTATAATTTTACCAAATGATTCAGACACGTGTCCTGCTCCTGGTATAGCACCGTCGAACTTATGTTTATTCTTTTCATAATTTACTGTAGTAGTACCTTGTTTTACTCCATCACCCAATCTTGTATAAACTTTATATGGTTCTGATATAAATCTTTCTAATTGTCTTTTCTGAATATCTATCCACTTATCATTGAAATGTACTGTAAGTATATATAACATTATCCAACATCCTTTATCAAATCAAATCCCCATTGTTCTTCAGTTATTTCATTAAACGGATAACCTTTGTAACTTTCCATTTCAATAAATTTTTCAACACCTTTTTTACCTTCTTCTTTTATCTTTCTATTCTCTTCTAAACTTCTATGTGCTGATGGTTTTAACATATGCATTCTACTAAAATAGAATCTTGGTTCTGCGAAATTATATCCATTAATGTTTACACTATAGTTATATACCAAATCATCATCATCCTTACAACCAAAGAATCTAAACTTATCACTATCTTTACCAAATGGATGTATCTCTTTTGGTAACTCTATATTCTCATCTTCAATTTGTTTTCTTAACTTACTACTGAAGACTAAATCTAAATCACCATTCTTATTTTTTCTTGCATCAACACCCATAACTGCTAAGATAGCACTATTACAAATTGCATACTCTTCTCTTGGAAATCCCATTACATCCATCATTTCAATATAATTTATATAATCTACCGTATCTATACAATTTTTATTACCTGTCTTTGTTTCATAAATCTTATGCTTCAGCATATGAAATGGAATATATTTTTTACCATTAATTAATCTACCAATCATAGCAACTGCTCTATGATAACTATGTTTTATCCATCCACCATCAAAATTAACAGGATCATCAATCAAAGTTATCTTTATTTCTTCATCAGTCATTGGTTCTAAAGAATCATAATATTCTTTAGTCATATTCACCCAACCTCTTTCGTGATGACCTTGAACATCATTTCTAAATTCAGCCCACATACCATTCCAATATTGATGATTTTCTTTATTAACTTTCTTTTCAGTTTCTTTTACATTATTCTTATTCGAAAAATATTCTAAAGCTTCTCTTACAGTTTTGATTTGTTTGTCATTATGTATAATCTCTTTACCACCACTACCATGTTGTAACTCCATATTCAGAAAATATTCTAAGTTGATTGGTACTGTAATCAATAAGTTTTCAATAAATGTTTTATAAGTATTATCCTCTATAAAATTTCCAGCTGAAAGATAAGTTTCGTAGTGATGTTTATTTAGATTAGTGTACTCGTCTATATGATATATTCCTTCTAAATCTATTAGAGTTGGCTTTCCTTCAAATTCATATGTGTGGTTTTTACAAAAATCGTAAGTAAAGTAATTAGTATTTATAGTTTTTAATTTTATTCTTTTGAAAAGTTCTTCAAAATGTTCTTCTGATGGTGTAGATTCTTTAGTTATATAACCTCTACAAATATCATTTTCATCATATATTATACCAACAAAATTTGGTACAATTGTACTGTCATAAAAACCACTTGCGAATGCACTTTGTAATGTGTTTGCTCTGATATAATCTTCATCCCATACTTTGACAAAGTATTCATCTGTCTGATAGATAGTTCTATTGTGATTTTCTTCTCCCCAACGACTATCTTTATGTTTGACTTGTTTGTAACTATTAAAATCTAAATCTTCATATTTGAAAACACCATAAGTATCTCCGATTAAAGATTCAAATTCATAAACTTTGGTAAAGTTCATTCTGTTTTATCTGTTTCTCTATTGTTTTAGGATGATATAATGATAACTCTTCATGTGGTGGTAAATGTGCATATGTTTTACATCCACCTATAACCTCATGTACTTTTCCTTTCCATTTAATATCCTCTTTATTTATAAAAACTCTTGCTTGGTAATCAGGATAATTTACCCAACCTTTTTCACTAACTCTCCAACCCCACTTTTGTATCCATTCATCATTAATACCTGTTACTGTATTTACTCTTGGCACCCATATTAAATCTACATCATTCATTTCTATTATACTTGGTAATTGTTCCATTAATATTTCATGTGGATATTCATCTGCGTCTAAATGAAATATATAATCTCCACTACACATTGATTTCGTATGATTTTTTAAATCTGAAAAGTTTCCTTTAAACTCAAAACCTTCCCAAACAAATTGAATATCATAGCCAGGTTCACAAGGACCTGCATTAATATGATTATATCTAAGATAATCCTCTACTTCTTCATTACCATTATTGGAATCATAAGTTATAACTATCTCATCATCTTTTCTCTTATGATCCAATAAAAAAGTAACTAACTTTTTGAGCTCTTGTAATTCATTACAAACTGTAATTGCATAACTAATCTTCACTTATTTGACCCATAAACCTTTCAGGTACAACGTTTTCAAAATCATAATCTATAAGTCTTATTTGACTCATATTTTTTAAGTGAAATGTTCTATATGCTCCTGCTGTCATGCCTGGTATCTTATCTAACTTTATTTTATAAAATCTTTTTGGTGCTGAACGACCTTTTGGTAAAATAAACTTACTTATTTCTTGTTCAGTTTTTGTTCTAACATCTTCATCCAAAGATGGTCTTCCAATTTGTTTAACAAATCTCATTAATCTATTATCTGAAACCTCATCTAAAGATAATGCGTGAACCTTTTTTTGTGTAATACCACCTGCGGGTGGCCACACACTCAAAACAATAGCCATATATAAACCACCTGTACCATCTTTTTTCTGATAACGAAACTCAATTATAGTTCCATTTCTTAATGTACTTTTTGAAACGGGAACTCTATTCAGTATTCTTGATCTATGTCGGGGTAGAAATGCCATCTTTCAAATCCTTAATTATACCCATATCTTGACAAGCGTTTAAAAATTCATGTTTATCATAGACTTGTGCATTTTCTACATCAAGTCTCTTATCATAATTATTATACTTCTCACGTTCATCTTCAGGAACATCCACAACTTTAGCATATTTCCAAACATAACTTTTCTTTTCTTTAGCTCTAAACGCAGCTTTCTCTTGTAGGTCTTCATCGGGATAAATTACTCCTAATTCTCCCATATTAATAACACAAGGAAACCAAACTATATCTTTTTGTTCATCATGATACTGCAAATCTTGTATCAATTGTGGACTCTTGTTTAAATTATCCAATAACTCAACACTACCTGCTCTATATCTCGTATCACTCATAAAACCACAATTAAAACACATAAAACTACTAAAATTATCTTGTATCTCTTCAAAACATGAATCCATATCTTTACATACAGAACATACTATTACTCTTTCCATTACATCTTCCTTAATTTAGGTAATTTTATACTTTGTGGTGGTGGTTTAATAGCACCTGTCTGTCCACCACTAATCTTTTTCAATTTTGGTAACTTCAAACTAACTTCTTGTGGAATTTCACCAACCATACTATCAACTATCTCTACCAATTTCTTTCCCATTATAGTTCTTGTAAACTTAGCTTTATTTGACTTAGCTAACTGATTAAATATTGGTGTATATTTTTTATAGTTTAAAAACACATCTCTCATAACATTAGTTGCATTATTATAATCAATTCCATACCAACCCATACCATCAACAAACATTTCCTTTGGAAATGCTCTTTTTGGTGTTTGTATTACACTACCCTTTAATGCCGTCTTTAAACTTGGTGGTAAGAAATCTACATGACCGCTCCAATTAGGAAATATAATAGGTTTACCACTTAATGATGCCTCAAGTAGTGGACGACCAAATCCTTCACCGTGTGTAAAAGTAATATGTGCTTTTACTTTAGGGTGGTTATACAGTTGATTCATCTCATCATCATCAAAATCTCCATGTATAAAATAAATATTAGGCATTATCTTAGCATCAACTGATTTTTTAATTGACCTAATCTTATCAAGAACTTCTTCTCTATCTATTACTGAAAATGTAGCACCACCTGTTTTTACAATTAGTGCTGGTCTCTTCTTTTTACCTTTATTTTTAAAAGTTTCTAAGAATGTCTTAATTAACATACCAACATCTTTTCTATCTTCACCCATATTTCCTTGTAACCAATGCCCTACAAACAAAAAACAAAAATTTTCTCTTATATTATTAAACTCTTTTACTATTTCTGGACTGAACTTATTGGTTTTGCCATAAACATTTTCATCGTAACCCTCAAATAAAACTTCTACTGGCTTCTGAATTTTTATACCTTTACGAGTAGTTTCTCCATCTCTATTTTCTTCATATTCCGTTGACTCACAAACTTTTTTTACAAATTGAGAAGGTACAATATTTAAATCCATTCTATCAAAACCATCTATCCAATGTTTTGGTATAGCAGTTGATTCAAGACCTGCAGTAATTCCAAGATTCTTTTTACCAATGGGATTAAATTCATTTGGAACTGTTACTTGAATACCTAAATCTGGTTGTCTAGGTAATTCAGGAGTATCTAATAAATTCTCAAGTATTAACTTATCATCTGGATTCTTTGAATTTAACGCATTCATTGGTGTATTTCCCCAACGAAGTGATGCTATTTTAATATCATACTTATCAGTTTTTAATAACTCTAAAACTAAATCTCTACTATGTGCACCATAACCACTTCTTGTTGCTACTGGTGCTTGAAATAAAATAAAAGGTTTTGTCATTCTAACTCCTATACCTTATACATGGCGTATCGTTTACGTCGTTCCCATTTATCAAATGCAGTATCCATATCTTTTATAAATCTGTTACTCATATGTTCAGCCGTCATACCAATATCCTCACGTTTAACATATTCCATACCTTTTAAACCACATTCTTTTCTCTTCTCAGGTGTCATATCATACCAATATTTCAAAGCTTCTCCTGCTTCTTCAAATTTTGGTCTATCATCAAAAATATATGGTGTAGGTGGTGAACCTTGTAGTGAACGACAAGCGGGCCATATAGGTTTTACCCATTCACCATGATCTTTATAACGACCTGTATGATTTGATTGAAATTCATCTGTATAATCGTCTACAGTAAGATACGAACCATCTTCCTTTTTAAACCCACATTGATCTTGTAATCCACCTGTAACATTCACAACAATTGGTGTTCCTGCCATCAATGATTCGCAAGTACCTAATCCAAATCCCTCATTAGATGCTATATTAATTGTTACATCTGCTACATTAACCATAAAATTCATTTGTTTATTATCTAACTTATCATGTGAAAAATATATATTATCTCCTATACTGGCAGGTAATAAATGATCTATAAGTTTAGGTAAATCTGTACCATTATCATCTATAGGTGATGTGTGCATAATTAATGCACAATGTTTATGATTTTCTTCACCTACCATTTCACATAATGTCTTGAATGCCATAACAACATCACCAGGCAATTTTCTACGAATATTTCTGTTGTTCCAAAAAACTACAAATTTATAATCTTTATTATTAAAAATATGATTTCTAAACTTTTGTAAATTTGAATAGTCTTCATGACTTTTATCTATAGGATGAAACCATTTCTCATTTATACCATGAGGAACATAAGTACAATCCCAATCAGTTCTTGGTTTATTCCTACAAACATTCCTAACAATATTATCTGTCTGTCTAGATATGTTCATAATCAAATCACAAGATTCATAATAGTTTTCATTATAAAATGGATAAGGTAAATCATCCCATATATTATAATAAAAAATAGGTATATTTTGTCTAATTTCATGTTCCATTTGATATAACCACTGCCAAAATCTTGGATCGGTATAATGCAAAATGGCATCGGGTCGTTCGTGAAACATTAATTGTCTTATTAACTCTTCATTACCATACCCATTGATAGGAAATATTTTAAGATTAGCATCTTCAACACCTGTTTCTTCTCTAACAGATTCATTCATGTCTACAACTTTGCCCTCTTCAGGATGTTTTATAGCACCACCTAACTGTACCCAATCGTAATGATGTATAGTTCCCATGACAAATTCTCTTGACATTGTTCCAACCCCGCTAGACATTCGTAGGTCATCTGACAGTAAGAGGATTTTCTTCTTTGGCATTAGTATCTACTGCCGCTTTGTATTAAGTTTGAATATTCATTGATAACTTTTTCAAAACTCATATCATGACAATATAAGTCCATTGAGCGATTTACCAATTTTTGAAGTGTAAACTCATCCTCTATGCTCTTAGTTTTGAATTTTTTATATAAATCGGTAAGAACTTTAACCGACGTTAATTTACTTTCCATATGTAGTAACTCCATTCATGTATATATATAAATATGAATATACTAAGAAATTAGTATATATTTTTTCTTATGTCTTTTAGCATGACCTATAGTATTATTTGTTCCTGAAGACATTTCCCCATCAGTAATAAATGCAATAACTGCATCAGAATACTTTACAATTTCCTCATTTCTTATAAAATAATGTTTAACATTATACTTTTTATCATACTTAAATCTATTTTCTACGCAATATATGTTATGTGGTTCGTGATATGGTGGAAACTCTGTATATTTCATATTAAATTCCAATGCATATTTCCTTGCATACTTATCCGCACCATATTTTGCTCCACCACTAACTATTTCTATTAATTTTCCATGTTCCTCTTTTAATTTATAAATAAAATCTTTAATCTTTGATTTATTTGTATAATCCCTTGATCCAACAATTGCTATTTTAACGTTCATATTTCTTTCTTGGTTTATAACTAGTCCTTTCATTTACTGTGAGAATAAAATTACTTATTTCAATAAACTTATCTAATCCCTTTATTATTTGTCCACCTGATAGTATACTATATTTAAATCTGTGATTTGATGTACATTGATTTGACTTATCTATCATAGGATTATTTATATCTTCTACCTCAAACTGAACATAATAATTTGGATTTTGACAAGCATCTTTTGCTTTTATAAATGTTCTGTATTTAAAACTATCTTCGTGTTTCTTTGTAAATTCTGATACTTCTTTGTATGTTACTTGATTATCATCAAACCACATATGTAATTCCCAATTCACTGGTATTTTTGTATAAGAATCTTCTATTTTTGCAATTATTTCTGATTCACAATCAGCTCCTATAAAAGAATGTAATGGTAATCTTAAACCTACATTATATCTATTGTACATATTTATTTGACTCCTGCATCACAATATTCAGTTTGATTAAACTCACAGAATCTACAATTTTTCTTTGATGCTTCTTTTCTATAAATATGTGATTGGTTGTATTCTCCACCAATAAAACATTCATCAATAAAAGATTTAACATTACGTGTAACTTTATTAAGACTTGGTGTTCCATTTGCAGGTACAAAAGTTTGTACTCTACGTTGAGGGAAATCTACTTTCTCATATAGTTTACGTTTTACAATAAAATACTCTATCTCAATCTTATCCAATGGTATATCATGTTGAGCACCATAGAACTGTTTATATAATAATAATTGATCTGTCTTAGTCTTATCTGCTTTAGCCCACTTATTCCAACCCATTGTGGAAGTCTTGATATCTATGATTTTATACTTATCTCTTACAGTATCGTATAAAAGAACATCTATATATCCAACAAACTCAATATCATTCGGTAATTTATATTCAATAGGAACTTCAATGCCTATTAACTCATATCCTTTTTTATTAAAATACATTCCTCTTTTCTTAACAAACCATTCTATTATAGCCATACCATGTACATAAAATTCTTGCATTTCTTCTTGACTTGATATTTCCTCACCATGTAAATCTTTTACTATTTCTTTGTAGTAATGTTTCATTCGATGTAGTAACATATCTGCTAATGGTAATGAATCAGCTTTCTTAATTGTATCATTATACATTATAGTTAAATAAGTCTGTAATACATCATGCATAGCAGAACCAAACAACGTATGTATATTACCCTTAAATGTCCTCAATTCATCTATATAATTTAATTTCCATTTATGAGGACACACAGCCCATTGGCTGTATTGACTATAACTAATTCTTTTCATTAGCTTCTATTCTTTTTATCTTCTTCTTAATACCTTTGTTCAAATAATAAACATAAATATTTTTACACTTTCTGTTTACAAAAAATATATTAGGATCTTTAGCTTCCCACCTACGTCTAATTTCTCTACTGTATGGTTTAATCGGTTGACTTAAAGACCTACTATGATATTCCTTACCATCTACCATTAAAACTCTACCTGGAGATGTTTGTCCGACATATTCAAAATTACTAGCTCTATAAATAACTCCTGAATGTCCATAGTGTAAATCTGCAAAGGAAACTATAACTTCATAATTTGTATTTTGTCTTAACCATTTAATAGTTTTTCCTACAAAAAAACTTTCACTATTCGGGGGAGCCTCATCTACGTTAACTAATCTTCTCAATTCTACACATCTATCGGGATTTATAGGATTATACTTCTTAGCCGTATTTGGCATTGATGGTATAGCATACATCATAGCACCTACCATTTCAGGTATATTAAATTTACCTGGTCTAAACAAAGCAAAACATTCTAAACCTTGTATACCATTACAACTATGACTATAATGATACTTTTCTATAAAGGATTGAATGGATTTTCTAGGTACTTGATCTACGGTATAACCGTCTAAACTCATTCGTCTTCTTTGATTTCACTTAACCAAGTATCAGATTGCAAGCCCACTTCTTTTAACTTCTTGCGATCTACACCATATGATTGTAACAACTCAGTAAGTTCTACTTGACCACCTTCAGTTAACATATACATATCAACTGCATCTACAGCTTCTCTTAAACTTACCTCTAACTCTTTTGCCACAACATCTAACAACCATCTTGGATAATCCATTTGTTTTCTCCCTTTAATATATTTTAACCAATATTTTCCCTTTGGAATAATATCAGAATAAAATTTATATATTATTTCTGGTGATAAATTATACATCTGTATCTCGTTCACCACATCTAAAAAATCTGTTCTCATAGATAAAAATCTATGAACCATATAATTCGACCACGTTTTCTTATCTTCATCTGTAATAGTATCCCAATAATTGGAACTTTGTACAGATGTTATGTGCTTAATATGATCGAATAATCCTTTTCTCTTAACTAAGTTCTTCTTCAACTCCACTACCTTCCATTAACTTAGCAGGTACATGGCCACAATTACCACAACTATAAACTTGAATTGGAACTATACCTTCTTGCCCTGTGGGTGATATTAAAGCAGATATTCTTTTTAATACATATGATGTGATAAAAAGATAATTAGAACATTTCTCACATTTCATAGTATCTGCTTGTGATAAATCAACCTTTTGTGCTGGTTTCTTTAGTGGTTTCATTGGTTTTGTACTCATTTTATAACTCCCAATACTTCAATTAACATAGCCATAAAGTTTATTTCTTTATCAACTACCTGGCTATCTGATAGTTCATATCTCGCTAATATTAATATTATTTCTGCTATATGACCTTTACCATAAGAATCTACATTATCATATAACAAACGAAAACAATCTGAAAAGTCTCTAATAGCATTATCTGCTAATAACTGTCTTATATTTTTAAATGCGTTTTTCTTATCTTGATTCTCTAAAATATCTAACACTTTTAACTTATAATCATTTTGAGTAATACTCTCTACATCTAATTTTAATTGTAAATCAACCACATTTCTTTGAGCTGCGTTAATTGTTCTACGAATATCAGGATAATTAGAATCAATCAATATTTTTAAATCTTCTAACTCGTGTTTAACACCTTCCTCTTTTAAAATCTGATTCAATCTTTGAGCTACTTCTGTCTTAGATGGTGGTATAATTTCAAAAATTTGACAACGACTTTGTATCGGATTAATGATTCTCTCTGCATAGTTACAGGTTAGAATAAACCTACAGTACTTACTAAAAGTCTCCATAAGGTTACGCAAAGCGGCTTGTGCGTTAGGTGTAATGTAATCACATTCATCTAAGATAATTACCTTCATATCTGTAAAACCAATCGTAGATGCGAACTGTTTTACTTTTGTTCTTACAGTTTCTACATTATTCTCATCACTAGCATTAATGTATAGATAATCACATTTAATATTCTTAACAATCAGTTTAGCAAGTGTTGTTTTACCTGTACCTGCTCTTCCATATAATAATAAATGAGGAATATCACTATTTGTAAGATAAGCTTCTACCTTAGATTTTAAATGTGTATTACCAACATAGTTTTCTAATTCAGTTGGTCTATACTGTTCTACCCATAAACTATGATTTACCATTCTATTATTTCCTTTATCTCTTTTAATTCTTTTACCCTATTAGTAGGTTTAATGTGTTGATTATATAGTGCATCCATTAAAATATATCCGTAATCATCACCTCTACCCTTTAACCAAGCCTGATAATTGGATGGTGAATCATCTACTAACCAATCAACATCTATTTTCCACTTATCACTACCACTAACAAAATATACTTCTCTAAAACTTAATGCGTGTTTTCCCAACCACTCTAAAGAAGCATAAGTTCCTGGTGTTCTCTGAGAAGATATACAAACAAATTTATAACCTTTTCCACTACCCCACTCAAATAAAGCATGCATTTGTTCTATAGCACCATATATAGGTGGTGAATCTCTAAAAAACAATTCTGGATACTTATCCCAATATAATTCTTGTAAAGATTTTTTATCCCAACCTTTAAAACAATTCTGATAATCCCAATCATCTATAGCATCTTTTATAATTGATTCGGGGTAATTAACGGACATATAGTTATGTAATTGCCAAGAAAAATCTCTAAGCACTCCATCTATATCTATACCTATTCTTGTTTTAACTTTCATTTCACCACATTAGTCATTTGTATTAAAATTATTATTAATGCTAAAGCTAAACTTACCATAACTTTCGCATTTGGTGCTTCTCCTAATATTCCCCACGTCATTAAACCAAATATAAATGTTCCCATACCAAAACCAATCAATCTTATGTTCCAATAATATCCAAAATATTCAAATGAATATCTTGTTGAATAATAAAATAGATAACTTATTGGAAGCCCTACTAATATTACCCACCATTGAGATTTAGCCCATTCCCATTTAAACTGTGCATTCATGTGAAAAAATGCTATTATATGCCCCAATACAGACAATATCATAGCTGCTAATAATTTATTCATATTTTAAAACTCTTTCTTATCAACAAATATTGTAAAACTTTTTCTTACAAAATCTGTTAAAACTGGATTAACACCATGTTCAACATCATTACCTTGTGTAAAATCTAATATAGCTGCATTACCTAAAGTTGGTTCTAAAACTTCACCTTCTACTACTAATTCACCACCATCACCAGGTTTCCAATCTTCATTTGTATAAATCAACATAGTACATGGTCTTTTATAAGAAGCTATATTTTCCTCAACATATGATCCATCACGATGGGTAGATAATAACATTTTAGCAATCATTATTCTACCATTAATATCAAATTTTAAATTTTGACTACAAGATCCATCTGCTGTTGTTATTATTTTTTCTTCAGTAGAATAACTTGTGTTATAAATATTTTCTAATAGTGAGTGTAAACTTGTAAAATCTCCACCAACTTCACATCTCGCATCGTATAAATATGAATTCATATTTGTAATAGAATCAATTTCATCTTGAACTCTACGCCATTCTACTATATCATCAAATAGTGAAGAAAAATTAGCATAGCTAGTTACTCCAGGTGTTATATTTAAACTAAAATTTAAATCATTATGAAGATATTTAAAAGTCGCACATATTATATTACCATAATTTAAATATTCGTCTCTCAAAGATTTTAATATCTCTTTATCATTATCATCTAATTCAAAAAATAGATAACCATTGTCAGATAATTGTTTTTTATCTAAGTTCATACTTTATGTTCTTCTATTGGCGGTAAATACTCTTCTGCATTTGTAGGATACGGTTTAGTTTCATACTTCAAATTCTTCATAAACTTTTTATTCTCTTTTTTACTACCCAAAAAGTAAATGTACCTATGTTTTTCAGGTTCTCTTCTTCTCCAAAACGTATGTCCAATTGCTTCTTTTAACTTTATTATATTATGACTACCAAATCTTGATGAAACAGTTCTACTATGTATCCATTCATATGGATCCTTTGTTAAAGATATTGAATAATTTGGCATTAAATTTAATCCTGCACCCTGATACAACCAATTAGTAGCTTTATAAATACCACCTAAATGTAATACATCAGGATCTGCATAACTTATTAATGTTTTAACATTTTCATCATGTTTTTTCAACCATTTAAATGATTGAGAAATACAATATGATTCAATATTTTTACCATAACCATCATGTATAAATAATCTTGTCAATTCCAAAATATTATTAGTTTCTAATTTAACGTTTTCATTAAACATAGATCCCAATACAGTTCTTCCTACAGGATAACCATAAGTCATACACCCAATGAGTTTTTCCTCACTCGTATCCTTAAAAAAAGGATGAGGATTATCTGACTTATAATATATTCCTATAGCGTATCTACAAGAAGAACCTCTATGCGAATAATGATGTTTTACAATCATTTCCTTCGCAGTCTTTTTGTCTATCTCTTGTAGATAAACTTTTGATTTATCTACAGTATTTTCCATTAGTCTACTGTTGTTTTTGCAACTAGTACGTATGTAGAATCGAAATTATCTACCTTGAAATTAACTTTAGCTAACCCTTTATCTGAAATGTAAAGAGTTGAAGATTCACAATCTCTGTTAGCAAGTAATATCTCTTTGAAAGTATCTGCATCAAATAATACAGCCTCTTCAAAACTATCTACTTTACTACATTCTACAGGGATTGTAACTTTATTAGATTGTGTTGTAGAACTATAACCTATTACAACCTTTGCTTCTTTACCATCTGCTAATACAGCAAATGTTGCAACTTCACTTAACGCACTTTTACCTGAAATAAATGTGCTAATGAACTTCTTATCAAGTTTAAGTTCTAATGTGAACTCAGGAACATTTGATAAATCTGGTTTCTTCTGAACTACATCCAATCTAGCAAGACCATAATTTATTCTTGCTTTAGTATTTTTTTGTGAAAGGACTAACTGTGATGCTACTTCACCTACAGTTTTAACATCAACATCCATATCACCATCCAATACACTAATTAGTTTAATTAAGTCTTGAATCTCATACAGCCCCATTTCATAATCACCAATTCCATTCTTAGCTAAAACAATATCACCAACACAACTTTTTGCTGAGTTGATAAATGCACAACTAAGTGTGTCTTTTGTTGATTTTACAGGTGCTGATTGAGTTTGCCCACCTAAATAAAACCTATTGATGAATCCCATCAACGTTTGTTTATCCATTTTGTAACTCCTTTATATACATATATATAAGTATCATATTATTTCTCCAAATTAAAAGAATTTATTAAAACCAAAATCATCATTTGGTTCTTCCCATTTTAATGCATCATATAACATTACTATTTTTTTACTAAGTGCTTGCTTATATATCTTATCGGTATCAATATACTCTTTTATATAATCTAACACTTGTTGAGGATCCTCATGTCCTTTATAACATAAAGTCTCAAATTTAAATGGATTGTCTTTTAGATAAGTCCACTTAATCTTTTCACCGTTTCCAATTAAAGGATACTTTGCTTCAAGTTTACTTGACAATAAAAAGTTATTATAATTTATTGCTGATTTAACATGAACAGGTGCACCCTTTTTAGCTAACAATCTACCATCACCCCTCTGAACATATTTTTTAACATTTTTAACTGAAGTTGGCATTGCAATAGTATCATAGTTTTTCAACTTCATAGATTTCTTAAAATTAAGAATAAACTCATTAATCTTATTCTGAGGTACATTTGCTAATATATCTTCTAATACTTTTGTTAAACATTCTTTCATAGCTATTGGAAAACTTGAACGAACAATATCTAAACCTTTTACATGAAGTTTATTTATCTTAACACCATTATCATTAACAACTTTCAATCCATATCTTTTCTTTGTAACAAATAACCCACTTCTAGCAATCAATTCCTGCTTAATCTCAAATCTATGTTTATCTACATTAAGAAACTTTTTAGCAAATAAATCATATGAACTATTTAAATATTCTTGAACCTCTGAGGCAATATCTAAAATCTTATCCATCATTAGATTTTCATCTTTAATATTAATGTGTGGATATTTCTTTTGAATCATAGAAACAGCAGAATAAAAAACTGAATCTGTATCAATGTATATACAATGATCTTCCGAATCTTCCAAAACAGAATTATAATAATAATTAGCTATCTTCTTAGTATATTTAATTAACTCAACACCCGTTGTCGTTGTTGCTTCTGCATTATCTAAGTCATAAAAACGAAACACAGGTAAACCCAACACACCATACAATGAATTTAGAACAACCTTTTGAATATACTGTCGTCTATCAAAGTATGCATATTTCTCTTTATCACCCTCTTCAGCGAACTTCTTTGCTAATTTTCTAAATTCTACTCTATCATCAAACCATTTTTCCAACAAAGTTGGAATTAACCCTCTTTTATCTTGTGTATATAACACACCATTAGTAGATACAGATACATTATTATTTTTTAAAAAGTTCTTAAACTCTGCTGTAGTTAGTTTAGCACTTTCTTTTCCTGAATCATCTTCTATAGTATATGTTTTATCTACTCCTTTAACAAATTCTTCTGAATTCCAACCTGTTAACCTTCCAAGTTTTGTTTCAGGAGAAATATTCAATGTCATAATAATTGATGGATACATTGAAGTAATATCTAAATCATAAATCCACTCATGTCTACCTTTTATTGGTTCTTGTACATATGCTCCTGAAAACTTATCACCATTGTTCATTAATTCTTTATTTACTTTTTTCTTATCTGGCGCAACAATATCAAGTTTTTTAAGATATACAAGAATAGCACCTTCTAAAAATCGTGATGAATAATATACATCTTCATATGGAACATGACCCAAATGACAAATAGCTCTAGCAATACCAATAAAATCTAACTTCTCATCAAGTTTTTCAAGAATAACAACGTCATTTATATTATACTCTACAAACTTATTCCTATTATTATAATATAAATCATCCAATGTACCATCATATGAAACTTTTTTTATACCTACTTCATAATTTCCAATATCATCTAATCTATATGAAGACCTTTCACCAAAAGTAAGTTTTTTATATAGTTCAAGATAATCTAAGCTAGATACACCTGCTATTTTATAAGCACCTCTATGTTTATTATAGTCTACAATACCTATTGGTGATAAACATTTAGCAACATCCTCACCTAATAACCTCCGAGAACGATTATATAAATAAGGAATGTCAAATCTATCACTATTCCAACCACTAATAATTGTTGGTGATATCTCAAGATATTTTTGATAAAATTTATTTAATAAATCTCTCTCTTCTTTAAACTTTATTACTGTAGCATTATCAAAATTTTCACTATTAACTGCATTTTCAGCGTCAAGTACATAACAATGATATTCTTTAGTTAATTTATCATATAAAGCAATAGAAGTAATTGCATTGTCAGCTTTTTCTACTGAAGGGAAACCTTCTGTAACCTCTACTTCAATATCAAAAAACATAACTCTATGACCCTCTGATACATCATCTGAATCTGTATAGTTATCTACTAAAAACCTTGTTTCTGCTAACACATCAGATTCAAAAGAAGTATCATATTCTTCTATTTGTGATTTAGCAATTCTTCTTACCTTATCACCATATAAAGAAGTAAACGTACCTTTTGAGTCTTTTATATAAGCATATGGTTTAAATGGATAAACTGCATATCCTTTTTTATCATCCCAAATATGTATTCTACTTTTACTTATCTGATAAAAGATATTTTGATATATGACTATACCTCTTCAATTTGATATCTGAATATACGACAAAAACCAGGTACTTGTCAAGCTTTTTCTAAAGTTTCCCCTGGTATTTCACATACATCATTATTGCAGAATTTGTCTATTTCTGCCTCTTCGTTTTTGATTACACCGAAAGTTAGTTTATTAAGTTGTTTTACTTGCTTATTATACTCTTTTTTATCTATTGCTTCATAAGGCATTTGTTTATACGCACCTAAGTCGTGTCGTGGCAATAATGATATACCTTTTAATCTGTATTGAAAATAATTCAACACATATGGTAGTTCTTCAGCTTCTGTATCTGGATCAAATGTTGCGGTACAACTTACTTGATTGTCAGCCCAATGGCGTTGCATGAATGCTGCTAAACTAAATTGTTCCCAAATAGACAATTCAGCGGCAGTTCTGATACCCTTTCCTACATCAACTGGCACTTCTACAACAACTGTAGAATCTTCTGAACCAAATGCGGGTTCTATTTTATATCCTGCCTTTTTTAATGGTGTTACTAATTCTGAATGTTTGGATAGTCTTATCCTACGAATATAAAAACGACTCTCAGGGTAATGAAGTCCTGGTGTCGCTCCTGCTAACAATGAAACTGTACCACTTGGCTTAACTGAAGTAGTTTTAATTGACTTTGGTACTGCTAACCAATCAGAATACACACAATCCCAATCTTGAATAGTATCATAACCATTCTCCAACCAATTTCTTAATTCTTCTAAACCTCTATTTGTAATAAATTGTGCAACACCACTAACTGAACATCCAATACGTCTGTTTCTTAACATAACACGATTAGTTTCACTCCAATGAGTTTTACCAAGTGTTACTGTCTTGGCATACAAATAAGCATATTTAAGTGTCCTCTTATAATCCTCTAAATTTTCATGATTGTTTGGAAATGTTTCTACTAAACAACATAATTCATAACTTTCTAATGATTGTTCTAAACAAGGATTTCCACCTGCTACCCTATGGTCTTTGTCATCTCCACCATTTTTCATACGAGAAAAGTGTCTCATATTTTGTAACCAAGCAAGTCCTGGTTCACCGTTGTCTACAATTCTTTTACAGATATCTGTATAATCCATACCAAGTTCAGCAAATACTGAATTATTAGAAGTCCACCCATACATTTCTCTATGTGGATTCACTTTATAGTTCTTTAAATTTAAATATTCTTCGTTTTTTGGATCACCAAAAACGATCTCAGCAGTTCTACGAACATTACCTGCTACAACACATTTACCAATCAAATTCATTATATCTACTATTGTTGTAACTGAAATTGGTTCGCCTGTATTGTCTTCTAAAACATTCTGAATATCTTCATGTATTTCTTTTAATGGTTCATGACCACTTGAGACACCACCAAAACCTTTGATTGGTTCACCTTCATCTCTAATTTGATTATAGTCAAACGTAATAGGCCCTGTTCCATGAAAATAACTCTCTAATAATAACTTTAAAGATTCTACCCAACCTTCTCTTGTATCAGGTATCATAAATATTTCTTCATTTCTATCACGGTTTACACCTTTAATAACAATTTCACCTGCACCTTTAGTGTCAAAACCAACACCAACACCTAACATAGAGGCATCCATTAGAAAACAAAATGGTTTTGAATAATCTTCTTTAAGTGTGGAAGTGGATACGAATGCACAATTGTTTAGTGCTGCATATAAATTCTTTTCTTCTGTAATTGGTGTTCCCATAGCCCAAAGACCTCGGCCAGGTGGTAGGAATTTCATATTAAAAATTCTATCGTACATTTCTTGTGCTGATGCTTGAGCCTGCCAAGCATTCCAACCGAGTTGGTGTTGATCTATCCATGCCTTTTGCATAGAGTAAGTACCTTCTACAACCCTACGAACTGTTTCCCACCATCTCTCGTTTTTACCGTTTTTTTTAATACGAGAGTAAGTTCTCATATAAACTAATTCACCTAAACCGTTGAAACCGAATGGTGGTTTTTTTCTTTTGTATTTACTTACAAAATTTTCAGACAAAAAAAACTTATCCAATTTACCAATCTCCTATAATCTAATACCTTCTGGTTTTTTAATTCCCACTATAAGTAAGTATAATATATATTGTATTCTTAATGACTTTATTCAAATCCTTCTGAAGTTTTTTCATCCTTCATGTCGTTATACTTACTAGCTAACAATTTTCTTCTAAACTCTTCTCTATTATCCATTTTACCTTGTTGTTCTTTGCCTGGTTTACTCGTGCTTTCATAAATATCTATCTTACCAATGTTAGTATTCATACCCATTGGATAAGTTAAACCATCAACACCAAATCTATTCTTAATAATATGACACCTAGCAGTATGACTTATTTTATCTTGTGCTTGTCTACTAATACTTAACACAAAATCAGCAATCATAACTTTACTATATGCTTCAGCAACTTTTGTTGCTTCAATAACTTCTTCTTCAAGTGCTGAACGATTAGCCTGAGATGCAGTCCACACTGGAATTTCAAACTCGCCCGCTAACCCTCTTAAATCTTCATAAATACTACCTAATTGGTGTCTAACTTCTCTCATACCACTAACATCTCTCAATATATCTGCATAATCTACTATAACTAAATCAGGTTTTATATCTTTTAATTCTAATTGTTTTAAATGTGCTGAAATTGTATTAACTGTTGCTGCCCGTGTTGGATAATATTTAATAACCATCTTACCTGGGACACTTTCAATTATTTTCTTTACTTCATCTTTATGATATTTTATATTTTGAGTAGTTATACCACTAAGAACTGTATCATACCTCAACCCAACATAATTTTCATTTAATTCTAAAGTATAATGTACTACTGTAAATCCTTTTTTAATTGCGCCTGCAGCAATACTTTGCAATAACCATGTTTTACCAATACCTGCAGGCGCAACAACCACCCCCAACTCACCTTCTCCAAGACCACCATCCATTATATCATTTATCACATCCCATGGCGTTTTTATAGTAGTTCTTGTAGACTTAGTTAATCTTTCTTCTATACCTATATTATATTCATGTCCTATATCAACAGCAGTTCCTGCCTTCATAGCACTATCTATAACAGTTTTAATACCATCATAGTTTTGGTTTTCTAATAGACTTACAGATTCCATAATAGCAGATTTTAGAACTTGATTCTTACAAAAATCTAATGTTTTTTCTTGAACATATTTTAAATCTGTAGAATCTTTGTGTTTCCAAGCTTCTTTAAGTGCTTCTATTATAGTAAGACGAAAAACTTCATTCTCTACACTATTAACTTCAATTTTCAATGCTTCTAATGTAGGTGAAGTTTTATAATTAATAAAATATTTATGTATTTCTGTAACTAGCCATTTATTTGCTTCCGATTCAAAATACTCTGGCTTAACAATCTCTATAATAGTTTGTAAAAATAAACTATCAGTTAAAAATGCAGAAATAGTTTTTGATTGAAAGGCATTTCCATACGTATGTAATGTATTACTCTCCATATATCGTCTTCATTTTTTCTGATTTCAATGCATTAACCTTTTTAAGTCTATATTTCTCTTTCATTTTCTTGAGAATAACTTCTTTATTTCTCTCATAGTGTTCCATCTGCCATTTTCGTTGTGCTTCTTTCTTTTCTTTAGCAGTAAAATATTTTCTTTTTCTACCCATTGGTTTTCTCCGCGTACTTATCCATAGTAGTAAAGTTCTGAGCTAACCAACTACTTACATTTGGTAAATTCTGAAATAATCTATCTTCCATGAACATGGATTCGAATTTATATTTAACTAATCGTCTGATAGGACCTCTGATTAAATCAATCAATTTAGTTTTAGTTGAAGCACTAATTTCAACATTTTCTAATTGCATTAACTTATAGTTTCGTTCAAGTATATCTTTACTTTGTAATATTTTTATAAAAAAACTACCACCACTATCCTTATTTTCATGAGAATATTTAAGTAGTTCATCTATTCTATAATTAGTATTATCTTCAGCCAAAGTTGGTATATTTTTTATCAAAGTTTTATTTGCTACTCCATTTACACCAGGTATATTATCTGATTTATCTCCTTCAATTATCTTATTAAGAATAAAGTTTTCAGGCGTCAATCCATACTCTTCTAAAACTGCTTCTTTGTCATATAATTTCTTTTTTGTAGGAGACCAAACCTTGATATCATCAGATACTAACTGTAAGAAATCTTTGTCGGTTGACATAATGACTTTCTTACCATTTGGTATTACACTCTTTGCAATATATGCTATAGCATCATCTGCTTCGATACCATCTACGGATATAGTGGTTAATGGTAATAGTTCAAGATAGTCTGCAACTCTTCTAAGCTGCATATACATATTCTTTCTTTCTTCATCAACATTTCCACCAATACTTTCTACTCTATTGACTCTGTAAGAAGTTCTACGTTTATTTTTATAATCGGAATATAATTTACGACGGCGGTTACTCCCACCCTTACCGTCAAATACAATGATAGTACGGGTGGGATTAAACATATTAATGGCAAATCCTATGCTTTTAAGAAAACCAACAATACCACCAACATGAACACCGTTTTCGTTTAGAGTTGGCATTACGCTGAACACCCTAATGAAAGTGTTCAAGCCGTCAACTATTAAAACTTTTTTGTCGGGGTTATCAAAATCTACAGATCCCCCCTTTTTCTTTATCTCTTCAAATATAGACAGATATTTGGCATTTGACATTATTCACCAACCACCTCATCTGTCTCAATAACATCATCAATACCTAAATCTTTTATATCATACTTTAATATTACCTTTTCACAAATTTGGTCATATACATATGATTTAAAGTCTGGGTCTGATAACTTATGTGCGAATTCTTTTGATTGAAATTTATGTTCTTCACCTAAATGGTCAGTTATAGTATACCAAGCACCAGCCTGTTTCACTATCTTATGATCTTTCATCACTTTTAACCAACTACCCACATCATCAATTCCACTCTCAAAATATAGAGGGAACTCACAACTTCTCAAAGGTGGACCTAAACGATTCTTAATAACTTGTGCAAGTATCGTCATACCAATTGTATTCTTTTTAGTATCTTTGATTTGACCTTTGTTCTTCAATCTAATTCTTGTAGATGCGTGAAATGGTAATGCTTTACCACCACTTGTAGTCCAGGGGTCTCCGAACATCACACCAAGTTTTTGTCTGAGTTGATTTGTAAACACAAGAGCTACTCTCTGTCTACCAATCATTTGTGTTATTTTTCTCATAGCTTTAGATATAATGATTGCTTTACTTGTAGCCCAACCATCTTTATCAAAGTCAGCTTCCATCTCTACATTTGTTGATGCAGCTGCAAGTGAATCTACAAGAATAGTTACTAACCTATCTTTATCTGACTCTCTAACTTTTGCTACAATCTCTTCTACTGCTGCGAATATATCTTCAACTGTTTCTAAATGTAGATATAACATTGTACCTACATCTACACCAATAACTTTTAAAAAGTCTTGGCTTACTGAGGTTTCTGTATCAATATAAACTGCTACTCCACCCTTTTTTTGAGTCTCTGCTAAAAGATGTGCACCAACCAAAGATTTACCACTTGATTCCAATCCATTAAGTTCTGTAATTCTACCAACTGCAATACCACCATTTGCTTTATTTGATATTGCTAAATCTAATAATGTAGAACCTGTAGAAATAAATTCTTTTATATCTGTAGGTGTTGTGCCAGAACCATCAAGAAAGTATGCAACTTTTGTATCTTTGAATGTTTTGTTTAAACTTTCAGCTAGAGCCCCTGCTAATTTGTCTCTTGTAGACATCTATAAACTCCGTTTCAATTCAAAACCTAGGGGAGCGAAACCAATCACTCCCCAACTTATTGTCTGTTTTTTATTTATTAAATAGATCGTCAAATGCTGCCGACACATCTTCTGTAGATTTTACATCTTCTTTAACTACAGATTGTGTTACCGATTTATCCGAACTCTCTGCCTTAACACCATTTTTTTCTGTTTCGTCTTCAGAAGGATTTAACCAATCGTTAAGTACTTCTGTAAGTTCTTCATAAGTTTGTTCCTTATAAATCTCACGAATGTCTGTTTGGTTGTTAGTCATTAGTTCAAGAACATCAGCATCTTCCGTAACTGGAGTCTGATTAGGTTTAACCCTAATAGTCGTTTTCGGAAACGAACCGCCTGTCTCTTCTGCTGTCTTGAATTCTACAGAAACATCACGACCATTCATTGGATCTGTGATATCTCCGTAATCAGGATCTGCGATTATAGATAACAGTTCTTGATAAACTGTTTTTCCAAAGCCCCAATACTTAACACCTTCATTTTCTTCACCACGAACTACAACTGGAGCAAAAGTTCTCATTTTTGCTTCAATTTTTCTACCTAAACGATAGTCTTCTTTATTACCAGAAGATTTTAGTTTCTGTGCGAATTCTTCAATCGGGTCTGGACGACCAAATGAAACGGGTGAAAGATAAGATTTTCTACCCAAATCATAATGGAAAAATAACTCAATAAAAGGATTTTCCTTATTATGTTTATAAGGAACAATTCTAATCTGAGTTGTACCTGGTTGAGGTTTCCAAAGATTTGATGTACGAGTGTTTGTAGTTTGAAGCTGATTAAGACGCTTCTTGATTGCGCTAATATCCATTTTCTATCTCCTATTTGTCATTTATTATTGTTTTACTTAGTGTAACAATTAACATCAATAATATATATCATTGTACTTTCTGAAAATACAATTTATTTTTCGTCTAATTTGGATTCCCAAGACTTAGTATGTATTATTGAATATACCCTTGTAGGTATCTCATATAGTCCTTCATCGTTTGTCAATAGCAAACGATTTCTATAATTCTCCCAGGGAACTGGAAATTTATTATTCAAAACCCCGTTGTTCAATTCTTTAACCAATTCATTAAGTGCATTTATAGTGTACAATGTATTGGATTGTTTCTTTCTATGTATAGAAATAGTATCTATAGTGCCATCTGTAAATTCATCTGTTGCTTCTACATTATATGTACAAATCAATTGATGATAATCATTTTCATTTTGAAATACATATATCTTATCAAAAATGATTTCATTACACACTATAATTAAATCTATAGTTTCGTATAGTTTATTTCTTTTACAAAATGTTGCTAATAATTGTGTCTTCATATTATTTTTTCACATCCTTACAGGTATTACCAATTCTACTTGAAAAAGTATTCTGCGGTCTCACTCCACCACCTTCACTCCAAGTAAATCCCATATTCATAGCAGCTTTAATAGATCCTAAACAATTAACACCATCAGTTCTATCCACTTCTGTTCCACTTACTTTATCATTATACCTATAGTTTGTAAATTTTTGGTATATCATATCCTTATTATTAATATCTTGAATTAATAAGTGAGATTGTGCAAATCTAACCAAAGTTTGTTCCATTTTATCCCAATCTTCATCTGACCAATCTTCAGTACCTTTCTTTGCTCTTCCTTTCCAAAGTTCTTTCCATTTTGCTGATTGTGCTTTTGCCTTTTCATCTATCTTATCAAGCTCTTCTTGTGTAATACCAATAGATAGAGCATGATCTCTTGCTTTCTGAATATTCTCATCTGCTTTATTTAAATCTTGAGGTTTATCAAACATTAACTTATGAGTTGATACTAAACCACTTAACGCTGACCTTGTTTTTGGATTCTCATACTCTGTCATTCTTACTTTTTCTTCAGCAGAACTAGCTGCTCCTGCACCCACTTTAACACTAGCAGGTCCTTCAGCTTCAACTGTTACTATAATAGAAGATGCAGCGTCAGCAACTTTATTATAATAATCAGGATCAGTAGGATTTAAATCACCTAAATCACCCAAAGAAATCATATCACCTACTTTATAAGTAACATCACTTGGAAAATAAATCTCATGTCCTTTTTTAGTTTGTATCAAACCTGTTATACTTTCAGCCAAATCTGCACCACCAGAAGCAAGTGAAGGAGTCCTTAAAATAGTATGTATAACATTTAGACATTCTTTCTCATACTCTTCAGTTGAAAGATTAGAATTTAAATCTCTTAATGTATTTAAAGCTCTTTTTTCATCTTCTGTTATTCCACCAGGACTTTTTGCCACAATGTCTTTAAAAATACGATGTATTTTTTTAGGATATTCTTCAAGAATTTTCTGTCTACCCTCTTCAGTTGATGGATCAGCACCTTTTATCATACTTGCTACTTTAAAGTTTTTTCGAGGTACAAATTCACCCGACTCTTTATCAAGAGTTTGTGTTAAATCTACTAAATATTCATTGTGTTTTCTAATTGAACGTCTAACTTTTTTAGCTCTAAGTTCTGCCTGTTCGTCAGACATACCTTTATCCATAAAAGTTTGTTTTAATTTTTGTTTATCAGGTACAGATGCTAATTTATGTTCTTTATTACCAAACTTAACTGCTGTAATATTACCTTTGGAATCCTTTACTCTAGATACACCAACTTCAATTTCTTTATTTATATCTGTGGGTGATATATCTTTTGTTCTAATTTTAGAAGCCACTCTACCCGCATCTGTTTTCTTAGCTTGAGCAGCAGTTGTTGGAAGATTAAGTACTTTTTGTAATTTATCTATATATTGTCTTCCAGCCTTACTTTTTGCATAATTAACTTGTCCACGTCTAGCTTTATCATCAAAAGTTTGCGGACCAACTTTAGCAATATAAAGTTTTGCTGTTTTATCTGAATCACTTTTAGCAATATATTTTCCAGCAATTTTCTTTTCCTCGTCTGAAAAATTGGCATCTTGATTACTTACTTTATCAATAACTTTTTGAAAAACTTCTTTATCACTTTCTGGCTCAAATTCTATTGTACTCATTTGATGATCTAAAGCCTTTTTAAATTTTTCTCTGGCGAAACTTTGAGCTTTATCTTCTTTTCCACCACCATCTTTCTCTACTTCTTTTTCTGCTTTCTCTCTGCTAATTGGATCATGTTTTTCGGGATTAGGTTTAACAACTGAATAAACATTTCCTGTTTCTTTATTTTTCACATAATATTTTCCACCCGATGCCTTAGCGTACTTAGGTTTCTCTTCGGCTACTCTTTTTCTTTCTTCTTCTTTATGTGTTTTTCTATCACTCCAAGAATTTACAGGTGTTTCTTCACCCAAAAGAGTTTTAATGGCATAATCAACATCCTCTACTAACATACCTTTTGCTATAAGATAGTTTTGTAAAGCGTATATGTGCTCTTTCTTATCTAAGTATGGTACTGAATAGTACTCTTCTGCAAAATCGTTGAAAAAAGTTTTCCATTCAAACATTAAAATTTCTCCGTAATATCTACAAGGTCATCATAGTTTTTACCCCAAGCAACTTTTGTTGGAAACTTATTATTTTCCAAAACATCTTTCAATTCTTTTAAAAATGGTAATCCATCTTCTATATGCATATCAAATAAAAATGAATCGTAACTGTACAATATAAACTTACTTTTATATTTATTCATTAATTGTCTAACCTTTTTTATAACTACCACATTTGTTTCAGTTTCCAATAATTGAATGTAATAATTAAACAATTTGTTGGCGTTAAAATTACTTCCCTTTATTTCTCTACTATAAATATCTGATTTGATAAAATGTTCTTCTTTATATATATTCCAAAGATTATTTACATAGTCATATACACTTGAAAAAAATGGATTTAGTTGCCACACTTCTATCGGTATTCCACCATAAAGATACTGAAATGATCTCCTTTTTGATTCTTCATAATCACAATTATAATATTTTGCCATATGCTCATGTACTGAACCTTCGGGGAATTCATATTCTACTTTATCTGCTATTAATCTCAAGTGATATGCATCATAATCAAACTCAACCAATTTACCCTCACTACCAAATCTACTAATAAATTTTTCTCTACTACGATCACTCTTATTTAATGCTGCGAAATTAACTCCACCAAATCTATTTGATGGACGACCTGTAGATGTGAATGGATTATACTCTGAATATACCATACCATCAGTTGTTTGTAAACCATTTTTTTCTATATGTATAAAGTTATCAAACATTTCATCATTATATGTCAAAATGTCAGAAGTGTCATATTTTGAAAGAATAACCTGCATTTCCATTGCTATCTTATATAAATGATATGTGAATTTCATTATAGGAATAGATGCGTTTATATCTTCTTTCTCATAATATTTCATATGATAATCTCGAATTGTATCATTAAGATATAAATCTAAATTAGTTTTCTCACCTGTATTCCAATAGTTAAGTAAATTTACATCAATGAAATTATCTAAATGTGTAAGATGATATGCTTGTTTTTTATCAAGAGTGTATATTGGTTTGTTTTTATTATTTATTATACGTAAATCTTCAAACTGAAGATTTTTTGCATCTGTATGATTAAATGTAAGTGTGAAAGGTTTTCCATCAATTAAAAAAAGAACAAAAGATAATTTTGTTTCTACAGGATGTTTTTTGTAATCAACGGGAACGGGAAGTGCTATGATTTGATTTGCTTCCTCATAGTCTTGCAAGAAAGCATTGAATTCCATGCTATTTTCTATAAATTTCAATTTATAACCTTTATTGGATCATAAATATAAAGCTTATTACCCAAATTCAATTAAATTATATATCTTATGTCTAATTTGTGGAAATTTTTCTTCTGCCAAATCTACTGCTCTACGATTTAACTCTTCTTGCTCCTCTGGATTACTACTTAAAGACCACCTTATTTTAACTTTGGCATAAGTAGCGTCTGCTACTTTAAAATCTTTGCCTTCTATTTCCAAAATAGGTGCGTGTGTATCTGATGCTAACTGTACAAAAAATCTATCAAAAAATCCTTTTTTATAATTAACTGGTTTTGGTTCTACTTTTTTATTTCGAAAATAAAAAGATGTTGGTGGATTATTATCTGTGGCTTCTAAGTAACCTTCAAAATCTGTTAGGTTTCTCTTTCTAATAATTATTTCTGAATGCTTTGCTGGTGAAGAAAGAGTTTGATATACAATTTGTTTATTTTTAGTTATTATTTTATGAAATTCTATACCACTTGGAACTGCAATATCTGGATTATTTTCATACACAAACTCTTGTATATCAGTAATTCCTGCTGAATATTCTATTTGTTCTATTCTGTTATCGTTTTGTAATATAGCCATTAAACGTTCCTGCCACCACCGCCCATAGGTCTGTTATTTTTGTTGAGGCCAGGGGAAGGTTCAGGTTGATCAGACTGCTCTGATGCATCAATTTCTTTTTGTTTTTCAGGAGTTATCTTATATTTAGATATCTTTCCTACATTAGCTGTTAAATATTCCGCAAATGATAAATATGGTGGTGCTTTTGAATCACCCTTTTTATCTGCATATATTTCTTCAAGCATTTCACTCATTGGTTTTTTTTCCCCCAAACCATAATCAATTCTCATTAAACCTCTTAATGTAGTTTTCCAACCACTACCATCTACTCTGTGATTTATATCCATAATTTGAAAAACTGTTGCATCTCTATATCTTTTTGGAATATATGTACTTGAAAATGCCTCTCCTGGAAAAATTCCTCCTGTACCGTCAATAGTTACTTCAAACTCAATTGGTGTTAAAATATCTTCTGTTTGTTTTATAGAACCTGGGCTTTGATGTAAAAAATGTAATAAAGCATCTTTATAATGTTTTCTTATTTTACCATTTCTATCATATAAAAATGTATAATCTAATGCTGTTGAGTCTTTTTCTCTTTTTCCTTCAACGGTTGGGTCTTTTTCTTTATCATAATCAATACCATCATTTAAAATATCCATAATTTGTTTTTCTGTATATTGTTTGATAATTTCTGCTGCATCTATTACTATTCCTTTTTCGGCTGACACATCTATTTCTTTTGTCAGACCATGATACCCACTTAGTTCATTTAATCCAAACTTATTAATTTCAGTATTTCCTAAAATTCTCTCAATATTTTTATTAATAACATCTTCTACATTATTTAATTTAGAATTAAATAACTTTCCTAAAGTCCTTGCTGCTTTATCTCCTGACATTTCTTCATTCGAAGCTTCTTTAGCAGATAAATTTCTTCCATACATTGCTACTGTTGCCATCTGTGATGGTAATTTAGTAACCATATTTTGATTAAATACTATAGAATTAGTTTGCCAAGTTGGAAATATCATTAAACCTTTATTATTATATTTATCTTTAACATTACCTGTTTCCAAATTTATACTCTGATTATCAAGTAAAGCTCTTACAGGTTTTTCTGGCGAACCTTTTTCTATAACCCTAACCGTACTACCGTCTTCGCTAGTTGCTAACTCAAAATCCCAAATTCCACCACAAGCATCACTTATATTAGCTAATAAATTTTTTAATCCACCTTCAAAGGTATTGCTAGTTTTCATAGATTCACTAATTAAATCTGCGTGAATAAGTAAATTTCTTAAATATCCCTTTTCTTTACCATATTTAAAATCTCCATCTTTATCCTCACCTTTAGTTGCTTTAAGTAATTTTTTCCCTCTTTCTGAAAAACTTTCGAAAGTATCTTCATCTTTTTCTTCACCTTCCGCTTTTACTGCAAATGCTGGTAGTTCCCTTACCTTTTCTTCTATTTTTTTCCATACTTTTCGTTTCCAATGAGTTTCAAATTCGTAGTCTTTATCTTTACGATCCTTACCTTCATCTTTACCTTCCATTCTATTAAGTTCTTTCTCAAAATTTGTTGAATATGGAAACTGTCCTGGAATAATAACTTTTTCTGCATCTATAGTAATAAGACTTGTTGTATCATTACTTATCGTAGTACTTCTATACCATTTTTCTCCATCACCCTTTTCAGTAAAAAAATCTACTGATCGTACAGAATAACTTAATTTATCTCCATCAACAACTTTTCCAACACACGTATTTAAAATATTATCTTCAAACCAACCATAAGAAACATATGGTCCTATATGTGGTTTAGAAACATTAAGATCAGTTTTATAACATATAATAGTATTTATATAAGATTCCATTTGATCACCATACCTAAGATCTAATAACATTTGTTTAAAATTATCAAATAATAATCTTGGTGGAACATTTTCTATATAACTATTGTCTTCATCGCCCCCAAGCCCTACTTCTTTAAGTCTTGCCATCATGTCTTCATCACTTAAAATTACTTCTTGTTCACCTTTACGTGACCGATACCATTCTCTTTTACCTCTTATTTGATTTTTTAAGTCTTCTGGAATTTCAAAAGTTGGTGCTTTTTCTGAATCTCCCAATGGTGTACTAAAAACATTCATAGATGGTGATATTATTTGAGTAGAACAATCAAATCCACCATCATCTCTTCCTGTCCACGAAAAGTTTTTAACAATTCCATACACCATATCTTGGTGTCCTTGACCTTGTTTTCTAACAACATCACTTAAAGAACCTATTTTTCTTGCATCCATTTCAGCCCAATTATCATAAATAAATTCTTGTGGTATGTGACCTGGCCACATCCAACCAAACTCTAATGCTACTGATACTCCAGGTGATAAAAAGAATGGTGTCAACCTTTCTAATGTATCAAAATCCCAACATATCCATCTTATATCAGCTTTTCTTACTGCTTTATATGCACCTTCAATACCTGTAGATATACTTTTTAAACCAGCTATTGGTCTATGTAAATTTGTTCTATCATAAACTTCATCAAAAGTTCCACGAATTCTACCTTTAATTGGAGAAAATTGTGCAGTTCCGCCAGTTATAGGATCAGTTGTAGATTCTATTGGTTCTACAGATTCTTCTCCTGCTGAAATTACTATTGGTGTTCTTGGATTATTTGTAGAAGTACTAAGTGCAATCATTCTTGCCCAAACGGTTCTTGCTGATAGATAATCAGACTTTTCACCTGATAATGGTTCGGTTACAGCCTTACCTTGTTTACCAGACATTTTTATTTTTTCTAATAAAGTTTTTTGAACTTCTGAATCAATTGGTTTTAACTGAATCATAACTTACCTATTCAATGCATTATAGTCAGCAATTATTTTTTCTATATTACCAGGTATTCTTATTTGAAAATTTGGATTTAAAGTTGTTCTACCTTTACCTAAACCATTTGCTTTTGCTATAACCCACCACAAAGTAGAATCTTTGTATTGTCTATGTGCAATTAAATCTAATCGTTCACCATACTTTGGATATATAAATTTATCCTCATCGGATATAGGAATTTGTGGATATAAAGTTGATACACGAACTCTTTTACCTTGTTTATTAATCTTCACTCTTATATTTTCATATCTATTCATATTATATTCCTACTTACTGATACTAAAATTTATATTTGGTGCATCCAAAGCTCCTGCGCCAATACCAGCATCTACACTTTTAGCAGCATCTATCGCTTCTTGTAAAGCCTCTACCGTTTCTGCTGCTGCCATTAAATTATCCATAACTTCACCACTCATTCCATTCATTCCCAACTCTTTCCATAAATCTATATATTTTTTTCTATCGGGTTCTACTAAAGTAGGATCAGTCATTGGATCTCCACCAATTGTATTCTGTCCATCATGTAACCAATCTAAATCATAATGTTTACCTATAGAAGTTGGTAAAGTTTTCTCAATTATTCTCATATCTGCAGAACATTGTATTAATTTTGGTAATCTTAAACCTGGTCTAATTTCCCATAAAGATGATTGATCAATACTAAAATTTAAACTCTGAAATATCATTGGTTGACTATCAAACATATCACCTAATGTCAAACTAAAAAATGGTGCTATCATACGATTATTTTTTACTGTAGGATAAGTTAATCCTCTCAAATAATTTAACTTTTCCCAAAGAGTAACTAATTCTTGTGCAGATTTTGGCATAACTTTAAAAGTAATATTAACATTTCTATCAGAACCTTGATATGTATAAACTTTATCTGGTCTACCAATGTATCTTTCTTCTGCAAATTGTGGGGATGAAGTATCTGAAACACTCTCAATAATTGCTCTAAATATAATCCACTTACCATTTACCATATCTCTAAACTTAAATGGAACAAAGTCGCTATTTTCATTATTAACGTGTTGAGAAGCAATTGAACCACCATATGGATGTAAATTTATTGTATCTTGTAACGTTGTTTTATATACACCTGTACCATCAGATGCCACTACATCAGTAAGAGGTTTTCCATCCTTTGCCGGTGCTGGAATAAATCTAGCAGCTTTACCATAAGAACCTATTCCTCTTGTAATATCAGCGGAATTTTTTTCATTCTTCTTACCATAACCCTCTGCTTCACCACCTAATTGTCCATAAGATAACATTTCATATTTTTGTATCTTATTTTTAGTTCCACTTGAATCTTGAACATTTGTAGGAAATTCGGGTGTAATAATATCCCTATATACTTTTGTCTGATTTAATGGAAAGTTGGGGGTATTTATTGGATCCAACCTACCACCAGCAAACCCAGCACCTATTGCATATGGTATTCCAGTTATTTTATTGTCTGTCTTTATCTTGTCTGAAAAGCCAATGCCAAAAGTCCATAATACGGATTTAGTTGTTTTACCTAATATCAATTTTGTATATGGAAAATCCGCATCATAAAGATTTGCTAATGAACCTCTATTGTCTCCAATATCTTTTGCAGTTGTATACCATAACTTTGGTACTCCATAAGCTTCTATTTCGTCTCTATTTAAATGTTGAGATCCACCTACACCTTCTTTCAAACTTGCTATATCTTCACCATAACGACCTGATGCTCCTTTTCTTGCATAAAGAGGTACGCCTGGTTGTGGAATTCCTCTTGCTGTTACCATATTAAGATCAAATCCAGGTAAATCAATTAATCCTTTTAATCCTTTATTAAAACCAAATTTAAAATCATCAAAAGCAGATAAATCAAATCCTAAATTACCACCTTTAATTTTTAATCCAAAATTAATAGCAGGTAATACTCCTTTTAAACTACCTAATCCTAATCCACCTCTTCCTGAAAATTTTATTCCTGGTAATTTAATCCCACTTACAAAACTTGATATACCTGAAAATGGATTCCCTAAATCTGGTAAATCTATTTTTGGTAAAGATGGTAAACTTGGTAATGGCGGTAAACTTATACTTGGTATAGGTAGACTACTTACTAAATTACCTAATTTATTTGATAATCCACCCAACAAACTCATCATTCCACTAAAATCAGGAGTTCCTATTCCTTGTACACCTATTAATCCTGGAAATAATCCTGATAGTGAATCAGAAACCCTACCCAAACTTACTTTTGGTAAAGTTACATTTGAAAATGCGTTACCTAATGCATCAGCAATATTTCCTACCCCTGTTTTAGCATTCTCAAAAATATTAGGAAAGATATCACCCATACCTCTACCAACATTTGCTGCTATATTACCTAATCCTGTTAGTAAACTACCTGCTCTAAAATCTGGATTCATACTAATATGAGGCCAAGCAACTTGAATACCATCCAATAAAGATAATACTCCACCACCTGCATCAACAATAAAGTTACCAACATTGTTAATTAATTTAATAGTAGGAGATCCTACTGGTGTTTTATGCCTTACAAAATGTGCTCCTATAGGAAGTGATGCTATAATAGATTCTGGCCCTCTCCAAGTTCTAATATCACTACCTTCCCAATTTTGTACGGTTGGACCACCACCCATATAATGACCAGTTTTTGCATCAACTTTAGCAAAAGAACTCTTAAATATATCTCTACCTGCTGAAAATCTTTGTGGTACTGAATCTTGTCTTAAAACATCTTTTCCTAATGCTTGATTTATTCTACTTTTTAATGTAGACATTGAAACTGAACCACCTGCATTCAGCATTTGTAAAACCTCTTGTTTCGCTATAAAACCAACACCTCTTGGTGTCAATAAAAACTTACCTATTCTTTGAACATCGGCTACAGTTCTTGCTGATTGTGTAAGTATACCTGCTCTAACCATTCCTTCATCTACAGACCAAGTATCAGGTCCCCATCTATCACCAATTGGTTTAAGAATAAATGGTTCGTCAAAACCTAATCTATTATTATTTCTTGCACCTAAAACATCTGTATTTTTAAGTGCTCTATCATAATATGCACGTAAGTCAAACTCTTTTGCTTGAACTAACATACTACCTTGTCCTGAAAAAGCATCATTAAACATCCATTTTAATTCATCACCTTTACGATTATAAGAAGTAAATACATCTTTTTCAACATCATGTCTTATTGCAGTTTCAAATTTTCTTTGTCCCGTAACAGTATACGCTGAATGACCATCAGCAAAAGATTGAGGTGATTCTTTTGAACCAACACCAATAGCTAAATTTGATTTCATATCTACTAATGCCATTATGCTATTCCTTGTCTTTCTATTGCTATTTTAGTTTGATAAGTTCCGTCTACTGTATCATTTCTAAGTCCATCTACAGACGCTGCTACTTGTGCCATCAAACCTTCAAGTTTTGAAGTATCCATTCCACCACCTAATGTTCCTGGATTTGTAGTTGCTATTAAATAATCTTGTGGTGATGTTGAAATAACTTTTCCTCCTGGTGCAATAACTGCATCTCCTACTCCTGTCGTATCACCACTAATAGCTTTTGCAAAAGTTGCTGCATCTAAACCTACGGCACCTGCTAATGTACTTCTTCTAACTGCATCCATCTTTTGAAATTCTTCAGGAGAAACTAACTTTGATACTTCTGCCATAGCTCCTGCTATGTCATTATTGAATACCATCTCTCTTGCTTTTTCAAGATTTAATTCTTTACCTAATAAAACCTCAGCTTCCATTTGTTTAGTTATTGAGCTTTCGAAGTCTAATAAACTATCTGCTATAGAAGCAAGATTAGCCATTTCCAAACCTAATTTCTTAGCTGCTATTCCTGCTGCTATTATATTAACTCCACCATCTTTAGCAAATCTAGCGAAAAATTCTGTATTCTGTGCAACATCATTCATCACGTCAGCTACAGGAACATTTGCTGCTCTTGCTAACTCTCCACCCATTTCTATAGTATTTATAGATGCTTCTAAACTTGTAGAACCAACTGCCTGCATCTGTCTAGCTAACTTACCAACATTTCCTGCACTCAAACCAAAATTGGCAGTTAAATTACTTGCTTTCATAGTTACACCTAAAGCAGCTTTATCCATATTACCAAACTCACGATTAATACCCATCATCAAATCCATTGATTCTTCTTGAGTCATACCGTTAAGTTTATTTGCTGCAGCTATTGCTTTAGACGTAGCAAGTACCTTTGCTGCCTGTGTATAAGTTCCACCTAATGCTTTTTGTGTTTTATTAGCTTCTAATCCAAAAGATATCATCGCTAATGCTGCACCAAGAACTCCAATTTTAAGAAACTTAGTACCTTTAAGTAAACCACCTATACCCTTAGCCGATACTTTTCCACTTTTAGCAAATTTCAACATATTTCCTTGCATTTGCTTAGTATTAGCAGCTATTTGTTTATCTACTCCAAAGGCTTTTGACATCGTTTGACCACCTGGGAGTTTATTAATAAAACCTGTTAACCTATCTGCACCCTTTTCTATTCCTGAAAAAGCTGTTTGGAATTTTGGATTTTCAAACACCTTCAACATTTTCTGAACATTTTCTGCTTGTTCTCTCATATGTTCAGCATTTTTTGAAGCTCCACCCTTTATACTACCATTTATTAAATCACCAATTTGTTTTGAACTTACTTTAAATTGTTTATTACCTTTAAGAACATCTTCAAGATTTTCAGCAACATCATCATATGCTTCCGCTATAAGATTACCAGTTTTTACTGTTGCTTTTGTTACTTCATTATTTTTAGCAGAAACTTTCAAAAACGCATTCAAAGCACTAGCGTTCTTTTTTATTGATCCACCAATATCCGAAAATCCACCATCCATCTCACCTACTGATTTATTGATAGATGATATTAGTTCTTTAGTTTGGTTTAACGCATCATTTAACTGCTGTTGTTCCCGTTTAGTTGGCATGCATTACCCTTTTTATAATTTTAAACTCTTTTGATATTCCTTTTCGAATTCGGGGTCTTTTCTTAATTTTTCAATACTTTTCTTCAGAGTATCTTGCGCATCAGCAGCGGCTTTTATATCTCTCTGTAGTTTTTTATCTTTTTTGAAGGCATTCATAGCTTTTCTAGATTGCCCTTTCATAACAAGATTTATGACTTTACCAAAAACCTTATCAACAATACCTTCATTTATCTTCTTTGACATTGTTTAACTCCGAATTGAATTTTAGTTACAGGATTGTGTCAATAATAAATATCGAAATATAAGATTTTATTTCTTTTTCAAGACTTGTTGAGACTTTCTATTAGCTTTATCTCTTTCAGCTGCAATATCTTTATATTCCTTATTGAGTCTTTTTAGATAAAACCTTCTTAGATATATAGGCATATTATACACTTCGTTAAAAGTGTAACCACCATTACCGTAATTTAAAAGATTAAATATTTCTTCGTGTACTTGAAGTCTATTGAGATGTGTCAGGCCAAAGAAACGTGGTGCCCAATGGCACCGTTACCTCCTGTTCATGATCACATTTAACACATTCAAAAGGATAACCCATATTTACATCAGGAGTTACGTCTTGTAAATGCTTTCTAAATGCCAACGAATCTTGTGCTAAAAATCTATTATCAACAAAATCGTTAATAACCGTTTGTTTAGTGTCTCCATCTACTGAAGTAATCATTCGTTTGAATCTGAAAGTGTTAGTATAATCATGGTCAGGTTGTGCTTTTTGCATAGCCACTACATCTTTTTCAACCAACTTCTCTTCACCACTAGTTAAAAGTTTGAATTCTATTCTAACTTTTGTTCTTGGAAGTTCCATAGAGAACTTATTTTCTTTTGTTTTAGTTGATATTTCCTTATCGGAAAGTTTTGTACAATCAACTACTAATTGACTTACTTCTTGACAATCATCACAAAATGCCTGAATTTCGTAATTTTTACCGTAAGCAAGAATTCTAGTAGCTATGACTAAACCATTTTTATCCCCAACCAATAAATCATCTATTTTGATTTTTTTATCAACTATCAAAGCTTCAAGAACTTTATCTATAACAGTTCCCTTACGAATAAGGTTTATTGAGGTAAGAATATCTTCCTCTTTAGCTGTCATATATTTTATTTCTACTTTACCACTTGATAATGGGTTGGATTTGTCATAGTACAAACCCTTAGATGGAAGATTAACCTCTTCCGTAGGAAATGTAACTTCACTCATATTTTACTCCGTAATTTGAATGTTTTTTAAAATTTTATAACCCTATAAGATTACTTTTTCTTAGATACTGCATCCCATATTGGTTTTAGTACCATATCGAAAATGACGTCGTCCTTTTTAGACGGGGAAAGACGCACGATTTTTTCTACTGTGTAGAATCCCAAAAGTACCCATTCCCAATTTGCTGCTAGCCATTCGCTCATTTTTATTCTCCGTTTAAATTAGAATTGTAAGACTGCGTAATCATACTGCAAAGTTAATGTAATTTCTGCTGGATCATTTTCTGCGAATCCAACTTCACCAAAATTTGCGGTTGATATAAAAGCGCCCTTTAAAGTCCACTCCTCAACAATATCTCCTACTGGACCTAACATATTAAAAGTTACATCTTTCTTATAAAAATCTGCATAACCATCACGGCCTGTTACAGATTCATGAGACAACCTAACCCATTCCATTACTGCTTGCGCACCACTTGGAACTATTGGATCATATAACATAATGTCTACAGGTTGCCAAGTACCTTTACCTTTTAAATGTCTTTTGACATTAATATGATCTAAAACCAATTCTTCAAATTGTATTTGAGGTCTTCCTGCCGTCTTAACTAAATAGGATGGTATACCTTCAATGTACATGATATACCGATTTTTCGTTTTCGGTTCAAACGGCGTAAAAAATATCTCATTAGTGTCGAGGATATCAGGCATTATTTTTCTCCTAAAAGCAATTATTATATCTTCTTCTATTATAAATATCAAAAAATTAAAAAAATAACAATATTAGAAAATAAGACTTCTTATTAGTTTTATTGAAGTTTTTATATAAAAAGAAAAACCCCAACCGAAATCAGGGTTTTTCATTATACGTCAGCGTTGTTTATAAGTCAAACTTATTCAGGGAATGCTGCCCCTGTAGGTTGAACAACGAAATCAAGTACGATAAACTCTGCAGTTCTCGTAGGTTGAATAAATATCTGTCCTACCAATTTGTTTCTATCCACAACATCAGGTGTGTTATTTGATTCATCCATTACTACTTTAAATGCACTTAGACCACTATTAGCCTGTACACTTTCGAGATATGGATTAACAATATTCAAGAATCTGTTTCTTGTTGCTACTGTATTCTGTTCGAATACTAAGTATCTTGAAGATGATGCGATGAATTTCTTCAATGCAATCAACAATCTACGAACATTGATTCTATCTAATGCTGATGGTTTGGATTGTAGTGTTTTCTGTCCGAATACCACAACTCCCTGACCAGGAAATGAAGCTATTGGATTAACTCTTTCTTCATAAAGATCATCTCTTTCAGCGTGTGTTAATCTTGTTTTAGCTTCTAATACTGTAGTTAAACCACCACGATTTAGACCAGCTGGTGCGAACCATTCATGTGCCACTTTATCAGTAAATGCGATTACTCCAGGTAATACAACTGAAGGTGGGACCCAAACAGGTCTATTTGTGTTAGAGTCAACTATCTTAACCCAGGGATAATATGTTCCTGCGTAATTTGTATCAAGTGCACTTACAGTATTTGTTACTACTGCTATAGTATCTCCACATGATGCTGCATCCATAACATAAAAAGCATCCGCTCTTGCTTCTATTTTCAAGATTGAATGATTTGTTACTTTTGGATGTAATCTATGAATAATACCAGGTGTTACCAATAAGTTGATATCAAATTCATCAGGATTACTTATTGCGTTAATAGCTCTTTTATATGCTATTGAACCACTTGTTGTTGCACTTGAACAGTCAAATCCCATAGTATTTGCTGCAGTAATATCATTACCTGTTAATTTTGGATTTCCAGGATTATCTCCATCAAATCCCCATTGGAAAGGTACTGTAAACTTTCTCTGTCCAATTGCTGATAATGATAATGTAACTTTCTCTGTAGCATCTGAATAAGTACTAGCCAATGTGCTTGCATCGTTAGCACCTAACATATCTTCAAGAGACATAGTTACGTTACCTGTAGTAGCTGCAGATTTTGGTATTGGTGCTAAATATTCTAAATTGTCATAGTTCGTTGAACTAAAATCAAATCCATAAAATATATTTGAATCGAAATCACCATTACTATTAACCTGCGAAGTTACAAAAGAAGCACTAGGTGCACCTGATACAGGTATATTACAAGCTGCGAATCCCATAGGAACAACTGTTTTAGGCATTGATTCTAAATTAGCGTAATCACCAATACGAATATGTTTACTCATATTTGGCCAATCACCTTTATAGGTTAACTTGCCATTTGAATCAATTTCAACAAACCTATCACCAATTACTCTAGCAAAATAGTTTGCTGAATCAGGATCAGTACTTAAATTATCCCATTGTTCTACTATTTGATTATCGTCAGTTTGTCCTGGATTATGAGTCCTAACTTGAACTGAAAATGCACCATAGTCTGAACCTGGTATCGAAGCTGCTGCCTTAACATTCAACACATTAACTTTATATTTGCTACTTATACCTGTTCCATGTGAGCGTGTATAAAATCTAAATAGATTATATCTAGCTCCTGAAACTTTTTGTGATTGAATATACGGTGTTCTTGCTACACTATAATCTTTATTACCTGTCCAAGTATCTGCATCTCCATTTGCTCCAAATGTAGTTACACCTGAATTTAAATCAAGTGTAGTTGCTGAAGCAGTAACTACTCCAAGCCAACCATTTGAACCTGTAGAGGATGCGAATCCTTTAAACTCTTTATAAAGATATACAGGGTGTGTGGTACTACCGTCTGTATTAACTTGTGGGTCTCTACTAAGAACTTCTCCGATATAATTTGCACTTGCAGTATTAAACGAAATAGATTTTGAAAAAGTGGTTACACCACTTCCACTCACTACTAACGAATATGATCCCCAAGTGCCACTTCCTGTAGATGGTGTTAAATCTGCAGTTCCGTTTGAACCACCACGTGATGGTGCTAAAACAGCTAATGTGCCTCTAGCGCCTGAAGCTCCCGCTCCGTTCTTACGTACTGCTGATAAAACAACAACATCAGGTTTATATCCACCAATTCCTAATACTCTCACAACTGTTACTGTACCAGCACTTCTTAAATATTGCTGAACAGTATATGGTGTATAATACCGTTTGTCGAGTGTACCGAACATTTCTTCAAACTCAGAAAAATTGCGAATTAAAGTTGGAACGAATGCGGGTCCTTTTTTAGTTGGACCTATAATTGCTGCCCCTATTTCTGCAATTCCTTGAGGAAGAAATGATAGGTCTCGTTCACGTGTAAAGACACCTGGACTTACAATTCTTTCCGCCATTGATTTTCTCCTAAATGATATATTTTAGATAAAAAGTTTTATCTTATTAAATATAAATATATGTAAAATTCTCAAAATACAATTCTGAGGTAATTTTTATCTATATTTTATAAAAAACTTTAACTATTTGGTGTAAATACACCAGTTTGAGGATCTAGAGTACCGTCTCCGTACTTTTCATTCAGCTTTTTGGCCATCTCTTGTTCATCTTGTTGAACTTGTTGATACGCTTCGACATTATCTTGTTCAGCTTTGGACAATCCATCTATCTGTTGCTGAAGTTGTAACTTCTGAACTGATATTTGACCAAATGTGGTTTGACATTCAAGATATCTTTGCTGAAGACTTGATAAAGAATCCATCTCTTCTTGTGAAAATTTAGTTTCTTTTTGTGCTTCCTCTAATTGACTTACTAACTTTGATTCTTCTTTTTTTGCTGTCGCCATAACATTTCCTTATTTATTATATATAAATATAAATTCAAACAATAAAAACTTCGTTTTTTTTAGTTGAGTTCAATACTTTTAATATCATTAATGATAGCTTCTTGCTCATCTAATTTAAATTTAAGTTCTTTAATAGATTCTATTAAAACAGGAACTAACTTATTATAATCCACTGCTTTAAACTTTTCTCTTCCCTTCATACCATCATATTCTTTCACAATTTCAGGAATAACTGCTTCAACTTCTTGTGCTAACACACCAACGTCATGTCCCATATCTTCTCGTTTCCAATCATAATCAACACCACGAAGTTTCATAATATCATCTAAACCATATTTTGTATCTGTAATATTTTTCTTCAAACTTATATCCGAAGCAGTAGTTGAAGAATATGCAACTACATCTGCGTCTGCGTGAAATGTTCCACCTGCTGCAAATCTAAATTCATCATCAACTGCATCAACCGAAACTTTTATTACATTGTCTGTAGAGAAATCAAATTCATTATGTGAGTCTCTACCAATTTGAAGTGAGGTGTTGTGTATACCTGTAATAGTTGTTTGAGCTGGTGTGATTGCCATATCATTAGCATTTGCTGTAATTCCATCTCCACCTACTACATTAAGAGTAATATCACCACTTCCACCTCCTGTCATACCAGTTCCAGAAGTAATTGTTTGGTCTGCGGTAGCTGACGCTTCAATACCATCAAGTTTGGATTTAAGTGCGGCTGTAAATGCATCTTCTGTTGCCTTAACTGCGGCTAAGTCAGTACATTCACTATCCATTAACGCACCTGCTGCAGTTACATTTGCTGTATCGGTTACATCTGCAGATGCTTCTATTCCATCTAATTTACTATGATCTGCACTTTCAAAAGGAACTGATGTTACTCCCCCGATTGTTAATGCGTCGGTTTCGAGTGTACCGTCTACATCTACATCCCCACTAATATCTAATGAAGTGGCCTCAATTTCACCACTTCCTTTCATTACTACATTATCACCACCATCTACTTCAAAAATTATTTGGTTATCAGTACCAAACTTAATTCTATTATCGGCATCTCTACCTATTTCTAAACTTGAATTTACAACTGAAGTAATAGTAGTTTGTGCTGCTGTTACAGCAACATCATTAGCGTTTGCTGTAATTCCATCTCCGCCAATTACATTAAATGTTCTACTTGCTGCTATTGTACCACCACCAGTCATACCTGAACCAGCGGTTAAATCAACTCCACTATGGTCTATATGTTCATTTGCTACAAATCCACTTAAACTATCATGAACAATCTGACCATCATTTGTTGAAATTGTAACGGCTCCAGTTGCTCCACTTACACTTATACCTGTTCCTGCTACATTTGAAGTAACACCTTTTAAATCATCTATTCTAGCCTTAATCGCTGCTGCTGTCATTAAGTGGTCATCAGCGTCTGAAGCTTCTGAAGTAATATCAATGTCATCAACTGTGTGTCCACCAATAGTTATTCCTGAAGTCGTCAATGATGTAATTGTTGTAGAACCAATCGTTCCACCATTAATGGCATTACCACTTATTTGATCAGCGGCTAATGTTAATGTACCACCACTAACATCTAAAGTTTTACCTGAACCAACTGTAATATCTGAAGTTGCTATTGTTGCCCCATCTACAGTACCACCATCAATATCTGGTGTATTAATATCAGGACTTGTTAAAGTTTTGTTTGTAAGTGTATCCGTTGTATTAATTAAAACTACATTAGCTTCAGCACCTTTCAATCCACCTACCCATCTATCTTCACTCACATCCCAAAGTAATGAACCTGTTTCTGCTGAATCGGCATCATTTACATAAAGTCCACCATCTCCTGCTGCAGAATTTGCATTTAATGTGATAATTCTATCACCAATATCTAATAAACTACTTGAAACAACGGTAGAGCCGCCATTGACTGTAAGATTACCTGAAATTGTTACATGGTCATCTAACGTAATTGTTCCACCTGCGGAATCTATTGTTAAATTACCACTTGATGTATCTATTTCACCACCAGCAGTTACACCAACTTGAACATTACCTAATGTAGAACCACCAGATATATCACCCATATAGGATTTCAATCTTGACATGGTAGCTTTTCTATTTGTACCATTAGCTCCGTCATCTATAATTAGTAAATCTGCATCTACAATTGCGGCTCCAATATCAGTCATACCATCAATATCTAATGCTAAGTTTGATACTGCTGCAGAACCATTATAACTTGTCATTCCAATACCACCATTTGCAGTAATGGATAAACTATTTAAGTTACTACCAAGTGCTACTCCACTAATTGTTGAGTTTGCCAACATTGAGTTTTCTACTGCTCCTGCGCCAATTGTTAAAGCACCACCTGCTGCGATTGTGGCATCTCCACTTACATTACCGAATATAGTATCTTCAAGGTTTGAAAAAGTTAATGCTTTTAAAGTTCCATTATCAGAGAATAAAAATTCATCACCTTGAGCGACTCCTGCACTACCTAAATTCGAAAATCCACTAATTAAATTATCATTAATCATAGAATGTTCAACTGAATCGGCTTGAATTGTTAGTGCTCCTGTACCACTTGCTAAATTACTTAAAGTTATTGAACCTTGAACATCACCACTATTAAAATTAACTACAGGTGATTTATTAATTGTTACTCCACTTGCAATATCTCCACCATCAATATCAAAAGCCGAACCTTCGATCTCTGTGCTTCCCGCCGTGAGTTTTCCAGATAATGTGAAAGCTCCTATCTTTGTAGCGGTTAAAGTATCACCACTAAATGTTAAATCAGAATCGTCTGATAAGACTCCAGCTGTTCCAGCGAATACAACTCTACCACTTGATAATCCGTCTGCGGTGATTGTCGCTGCTCTTAAATCGTGAGCTCCAATATCTAAATTTCCACCAGCGGTTAATGTTGTTACGCCAGTTATTGATGTAAATTGACCAGTTGAAGCACTAACTATAGAACCTGTAATACTGTTTGTTACAGATAATGTATCTGATATTGTTTGATCACCTGTAACTGCTAATACTGAACCATTAAAAGTTAAATTACCTTCTCCAATTATAGTATCTGAATCAGACCAAGTTACCAATTCATTATTTGTTCCTGAACCATCAGTATCTACTAAAGTACTTCCCCAAACTCTTGAATCAATTTCATCTGTAACTAATGTTGAACCATTATAAACAACAACTGAATTATCTGTTCCTGCTGCTATATTAGCTGGGTTAATAGTTGCTGCGTTAATAGTTAATGTATCACCACTTGCATCTCCTATCGTGGTAAGTCCTGTTGTGTTTAATGTTGTGAATGTACCAGCGGCTGCGCTTGATGCTCCAATAATAACACCATCCATTGCTCCATCACCACCAGAGTCATCAATATTAACATCTGTAGTTACTGTTAAATTTGTAAATGTACCAGCTGCTGCTGAACTAGCACCAATAGTAGTTCCGTCAATTGCTCCAGCATCTATATCTACAGTATCTAAGTATGCAGTACCATCAATCCATATATCTTTAAATTCTTTAGCATCAGAACCTAAATCAATATCATTATTACTTATTGGTAATATTGAACCATCTATAATTGATACTTGATTTGTTCCATTAATATCAAAAATATGTCCTGCTGCATCATTAGCTCTAAATTCAATCTGACCATCAGCGGTTACATTAATATCTCCTGCTGTTCCTGCTGCATCTACTGTAGTGATATTAAGAATTCCGTTAGTTGCTCCAGCAATAGTAACTGTATCACTTGTTGATGGAGTCATCACAATTGAATCATCCGTAATAACAGTTGAACCTATAGTAAAATCCGTTGACGCATCAATTGTTGTACCAGTTATAGCTGCTGCGGCTAAAGTACCACCTGCAACTGTAATTGTATTAGCACTATGTGTAAGAGTTACATCTCCACCATCTAAATTAATAACTCCACCACTACCTAAATGTAAATCATTCCAACCTTGAGAACTTGAACCTAAATCATAAGTGGCGTCTGCATTTGGAATAAGATGAGAAGTTAAATCTGCTGATATTGAAACAGAATCAGATGCTGCATCACCAAGTGTTAAATTTCCACCAACTGTAATGTCTCCTGTAAGATTTGTATTACCTGCTACTTCTAATCTACCAAAAGAACCTGTAGAATTAGCACTACCACTAATCTGTGCATTACCAAAATCAAAATTACCATCTGCCGATGCTGATATTGATGCTACTACTGAATTATTTCCTGGATTTACAAATTTAAGTGAGCCTGTAGATATGTATGCTGTTTTCCAAGCACGGGTTGCTGAACCTAAATCATATGTGTTTTGTGCGTTTGGTAAAATAGAACTACTTGCGTGTATAGTCTGTGCCGATTGGCTCATTACTAAAGCAGTTGATGTATTTAAAGCATCAATACCTTTAGGATTGTGTAGTTCTGCTCCTGATAAACTCGAATGTACTTTTGCCATTTCTTATTCCTTAATTACAATGCTGTATAAACTACAACATCTCCCGTAGAATCTGTTATTAGTTCAAAATTCAAAATATTTGTTGTTGCTTCTGTTACAACCATTTTTTCTAATGCACTAAAACTAACTAAAGAAGTAGTGCCTTCTTTTATAGCTCCCGTAGAGGTAATTGAGCCTGATACAACAAGATTACCATCAACGTCGGTATCACTATTAATTCTTTTATAGCCAAGAAATGTTAAATCACTCATTAGGTAATCTCCAATATACTAGCAAATACTTCTAAATCATTATTTGCTGATGCTTGACTTTCTAACTTATCCCCCGCTCCCAAATTAACTGGTTTTTCAATAATAAGTGTTGAGTCTGCGGGTACATTTACAGTTTTAGCTATATGTCTTCTTGTTGAAAAATTTGCACTACCACTAACAGTAAGATTAATTGTTGCATCATTTGAACCATCAACATTACTTACATAAATTGCGTGTACAACTGCAGTAGTAGCGGCAGGACATTGATAAAATTTATTTATAGTCGTATCCGATCCTGTTGCTGCATTTTTAAATGTATTAGCCACTTATTATCCTCCAAATACTATTGAAAACGCCATAGCTGTATCTACAACAGCGCTTCCTTGTTCATAAACTCTTCCACTTTTAGTATTTATACTTCCCGTAACGCCAACCACATAAGTAGCACTTCCACTCATATTAAGTGATCCTGTTATTGGTTTTTTTGTATTTGTTGTAAGAATGGACTGAATAGTCGCTGAACCATCATTTTTTTCGAAATAAACTTTACCATCACTTGTATTGATAGCTAGCTCACCCAATGCTAAATTACTTGTCGTAGGAATTTTACCTGCGGTAGAACTCCTTTTGAGTTTTACAGTTTGTGCCATTTGGCATATTCTCCAACAATATATATTGTTATCACGTTACGGGGTATATACCCCAAAAATCTTTTAGAAACTTCCCCCGTCAATTAATGAACTAACAGTTAAGTTTCCACTTGTATTATATCCAATCAATCCAACGGTTATTGCTTGAGTATTAGCTGATGCTAAATATCCAAGTTGTGTATTAGCATTTCTAAATGCTACTAAACTTGCAGAACTTGCTGCTACACTAGCCCCAGCACTTACATAAACTGAACCTGTTACTGCTAAACTTGCTTGAGCATCTACTCTTGATTGAAAATCTGCCACTCCTGCTACATCAAGTGTTCCATCTATATCTGTATTATCCAGGTTGGCCGTGCCATTTACATCAATATCACCTTCTAAATCTGCATTTCCTTGTAACCACAAATCTTTATATCTTGTACCAGTTGCACCTAAATCATTTCCATTATGTGCTGATGGTTGTATTGTACCTTTAGTTACAATTAGTCCAGAACCACCAATATCTATATAAGTATTAGTATCTACACCTTCTAATTTATCAAGTGATGTTAAATCAACATCATTAAAATCTACCGTAGAACCATCATCAGTAATATTAGCTGAAGATTCAATTCTACCATTACCTTGTGCTATTACTACTCTATTATTTGTTAAAGCCGTAGTAGTATTTTGTATTGGTACTCTATATTCTGAACCCGAAAATCCAGCCAACCAATAATCATTAGTACTATCCCATACTATTGAACCAGTTGTATTAGCATTTACATCATTTACTTGTAAACCACCATACCTAACTGGACTTACAGCATTAACTTGAACAATATTGTCGCCAATATCTAATTGGCTACTTGAAATAAATGTAGTTGTGCCATTTACAGTCAAGTCACCTGTGAACGCTGCATCACCATTTACAGTAAGATTATCACCTATCGTTACTTCGGATGTTGAGTGTCCAATATTTACTGCGATACCACTATTAGCAGTACCTACAGATATAGTACCTGTAGATGTATCAATATTAGTATTTCCAGCGGCATCTAAGGAGAATGTAGATGTGCCGTCAATAGTAATAGCACCACTTGCATCAATATCTAATGCTGCTGAATCAATATCTATCGCAACATCTGCCGCAACACCAATATCAATACCACCTGCACCATCAATAGAAACTTTACCACTATTTGATGCGTCAATATCTACTCCTGTATGTCCGTCTAATACTAAAGTAGCTGCTTTACTATCTACTGTTAAATTACCTGCTGTAGACTGTACTGCTCCAGCATCTGATAAGGTTATATCCCCTTCTAAAAATAAATCTTGCCATGCCTGTGTAGCTGAACCTATATCATATGTATCATCTGTATTTGGTAAAAGATTAGAACCTATATCTGCACTAAAAGTAACGAGATCAGTATCGGCATCTCCAAATGTTAAATTTCCACCAAACGTTCCATTGCCACTTACACTTAATGACCCTGTTACTTGAAGTCCTGCTTGTGCATCTAATCTACCTGTAACATCTAATGCACCACCGATTTCTCTATCTTTAATATTACCTGTTAAATCTAAATTTGTATTACCACCAGTATTTAAAACGTAAAGTGTTTTAGCGTCAGTTTCATGATATAACATATCATTGAAATTTGATCCGCCTGTTACTCCACTTAAATCTGGTGTTGCATTACCTGTTATAATTCTTGCTATACTTAAACGATTTGTACCATCAGAGTGACCCGCAACAATTGCAGTTTTTAATACAGAATCGCCTATATTTGATACTGAACTGGTTACTACACCAAGTTCACCATTCTGTAAAGTTACGCTATTTAACTGTGCTAACGTTCCTCGTCTAAGTTTTATAATTTGTGCCATTAATTGTCTCCAAATAGTAATGCTTCTATTCTATTATAAATATATAAATTACTAATTTTAATTAAAATTGTCTCCTAAATCCAATACTCCTGCTTGACTTTTATTTGCTATAGTTCCTAAGTTTTCTAAAGTTAATGAAGCACTAGCAACAGCAGTACCTACTTTTTGATCAACTAAATCCATAGCTCCACTAATTATCAATGTCTTTGTTGATGCGTCGTAACTATCCATCAAAGTTTGTCCTCTTACCTCTAATGAACCTGAAATTAACACCGAACCACTTACTCTTAAATCTCTTCCTCTTCCTGTAGAAAAGTATGAACCTGTCTGTCTAAATGGTGTATCAGTTTTTATTGTTGAAAGAGATGTATCTAAAGTTCTACCTACATATTGATATGCAGTCATATAAACCCTATGAGTAGCTCCTGGTTTATTAGCATCAAACTGTAATACTCCTGTTTTATAATCAAACTGATAATCATTTCCTGATACTTTATCATCATTATCTAATGAACTCGAATCTGCTGAAGTAGATTTATATACTACTACATTATATCCTGGTGTAGCATCTTCTGCTACGGCGTTAGCCAAACTTACATCCGAATACTTATTTGATATAAAACTTGTTTGTTGATTTGCGCTAATTAACTGTGGTGTTATACCATCTGAACTTCCTGATGGATTTACAAAAAACCACACATCTCTGTCTACATTTGACTTTGTAAGTGGGTGTCTGTACCAATATTTCATAATACTAAAACCACTAGTACTATATGTACTATTAATTTGAGAACTTCCACTAAAAGGTAAAGATGCGGTTGGTATTAAATTTTGTTGAGAAAAAACTTCACTAGCATTAACATCTAAAACACTTGTGAACGCTTCTTGACCTGTAGTTAAATCACCACTTGTATATCTTCTACCACCAAGTAATCGTATTGCCTTTGATAATTCTGCTATTAATCCCATTTTCTCTTCCTATGAACTTGAAATTGTTATACTTGTTACAGGAGAAGGATCTCCCTTATATCTAACTATCAGATAGAACTCGTTATCACTCGCATCTAAGTACATTCCATCAGCATTTCTCATTGGAACTGTATATTCTGTACTACTTAAACTACCACCTGTATTACCATACAAATCTATTGCCGTTGTAAATGGATTTTTAAAGTTATCCGCTGCCACATCTGTTTCTATCACATTACTTACAAGTGCTGATGGATCATAAATTCTTGCCGTACTTAATGAACTATTATTACCACTTCCATTTCCTGAACTCTCAAATAATATAGCTACTGCTACTCCATTTGAAGTTGAATTCCAATTAACCAATGTTTTACCCACATCAACTGTCATAGATGTTTTTGTTCCACTTGTTTGAAATCTTCTTATATAAAATTTATATGTTCCACTACCATAACCTGATGGATACCAATATCTATATGTTCCACCTGGATCCACCAAATATCCTGGTTTAACTTGTAAATCATAATCCCCTAAAAATGGTCTACTAACATTATATGTTGTAACCCAAGCAGTTCCATTAAATGCTTGAACATTATCTGCTATCTGTATTCTCCAATCTTCACCACTAAATGTTTCAGTTGTATCTGCTAAACTATTACCATCATATCCTTGTGCTCTACCATATATTGCCAAACTACCACTTGAAGCTGGTTGACCAAATGTTCCCGCAGTATGATATGAAATAGTTTGGGTATCTAATGTAGATTGTGAACTATTTCTATTTCTAGCCTTTGTTGCTACAGTAAATGTTGTATCTGCAACTCCTGTTTGATCTATACTATCAGAATTACTACTATCGTAACTAACTGAAGCCGTTATTATAGCTATATCATTATATCTTGGAACACCACTATTTACTGCAGTAGTTCCATCACTTTGAAATAATTTACCACTTGTTTGTACAGTTCCACCACTTGTAGAAACTGTATCTCCACTTATTGTAACACTACCACCCGCAGTACCACTTCCAACTGAACCTGCTGCCATATCTACTAATGTGGTTGTTGCTGCATACATTGGATTAAATAATCCTGTAATTTTTGTTGATACCTCATATGTAGCATCTATTAAATAAGGTACTCCACTTAAACTTCTTGAGGTTGCAGTTAATGCTTTATGTGTTGTACCAACATCTGTTAATGTATTAGTTCCAATGGATGTGTCCATAGTGGATGTTGGTGCCCAAAAACGATTTTGTGTAGTTCCACCCTTAAAAGTATAATCTGATTGTGAACCTGTTGCTATACCAACTTTTAAATCATGAAATCTATAATAACCACTTGAAGATACACTTGTCATACTTGTTTTACTTGCATGATATTTTCTTGTTAATGTACCTGTCATATCTGTTCCACCTACATCTACAAATTTACCATCTTGAAATCCTGCAGGTATAACTGCTGGTTGTGAAGTTTCAATTTTTGCTAATGTTATTCCATTTGATGTTCCAAATGAACTTAATGTATAATCTAAATATGATTGTGTAGTGTGTGTATTAGATGCTGCTGTTGGTGCAGAAACACTTCCTGTATCACTAAACGATTGTGTTGCTACAACTCTAACTTTAAAAGCCGTTGCACCACCACTTGTCAATTCACCCAAACCAAATAACTCTGAATCAACTGATGAACTTACATTTGATGAGCCAGCACTATTTGAATCAAAATCTATAGTATATGTAGTAGGATTTTGATAATAAGTTGTTATTCCACTAAAAATTGTTGAACCTTCGGATACCCAATCTTTAAATGCCAAATAATCTAATGTTGCATTACTTATTGAACCAAAATTTTGTGGTAGATAACCATTTATACTATCAGTACTACCTAAATTAGCTACATTTGTATCTATACTATTATAAGTTTTACTATTAGCTTCAGCATCACGAACATCTAAAGAATGACTTAAAATTCCTGCTACAAATCTTAATGCTTCTGAAACATGGGTTGTGTTACTAAATCTATTAAAATAAGAACCATCTAAATTTTCTTTCCATTTATTGGAAGTTGGATACCCAACTTGAACATTAGTTGCGTATATTGCAGTAGAACTTGTAAGTGGTACATTAACCCTCATACTACCAGATATGTGTTCTGAGCCAGAAATCTTTAATGAGCCTGTTAAGACACTACCTAATTGTTTTAGTTTGACTCTAGCCATTTAAATCTACCATTCTAAGTGTTTCCCGTTGTTCCTCATATTTTCTTTCTTCCCACCAAGATGTAATTGATTTTGAAATTTTCTTTTTATGTTGAACGGTTTTTGGTTGTTTCATTTTTTCAATAGTCTCTACTGTAAGTTTTCTATCCATCTGAGCGCACGATTTACAAACAGAATTATTTCCTACAGCCCTATCAAAAGCATCCTTTCTCGTATACGTAATCATCCTACTACAATCGGGACATCTTCTATTTTTTCTATTTGGCCAATATCGTTTCCTCATATCTATTATAAATATCGAGGAATGGTAAAAGAAAAGTGGTTAGGCATCAAATTTCCCCCACGATAAAATTTCATCACTTGACTCTAATACATAACCTATACTATCAGTATCTACTAAAACTTGAAACAAACTACCACTTTGTTTTACCTTCAAAGCGTCGTGTTCCATATATTGTCCATTTAAAAAGAATATAAAATCATTTTCAGAAGTTGCAACAAATCCACTAGGTGCTGATGCTGTTACCGCGTTAAAACTCGCTGTTTGAAATCCTGAGAAATCTCCGAAAGTAGCAGAACCTGAGTAAGATACAGCCTTTTTAACAAATTGTTTGCGTAGATAGGAAGTAAAATCAACAACATAAGTTTTAGATGTTGCAGCGTTATTCGCAGATGGTGTACTCGGTAATCCTAATACTTCTCCACCACCACTAAATGTCAAATCAGCATTACTTGCCATTGTAGAAGATGCTAACCCTGTAATTGTTTTATTAGTTAATGTATCTGTAGTAGATTCACCAACTATATTGATATTACTACCAGCTGCATTATCTATAGCCCATCTTGTTTCACTATGGTCAAATACTAATTGTGCATTTGTACTACCTACTCTACCAACTCTTATTCCTGAATCTTGAGAACCTAAAGCAGTTGAACCTGTAAAATTTAAATCAATAATTGGGTCTTCTACTGTCAATGTA